CCATAAGACCATGCAGAATATGGGTATTTATTTGCTCCACCTTTATAGGTTCGTTTAACTGGAATATAATTATAAATAGGAACGCTTATATCATTTTTTATCATAAAACTCTTATCTCCTGGGACGTCATTCGTTGATGCGGGAGAGCTACTTATTTTTATATGACATGAGGAAGGGTCTGATATGGGAGTTTTATTATTATAATATCGTCCCTGAACAATACGATTAAACTTTTCTTTTTTGGAGAGGGTGAAAGCGTTTTGTCTGTGTTGGAGGGTTACAGCCTTTCGTTTCATATTTAACTGGTTAAAGGTAAAGCCATTTGGACATTTTACATTATAACGCGGCAATAAATCCAGCTGGCTCATACTATATACATATATTATATATATTATGATATGACTAATCTATAACCCCCCGTAGTCACTCTTATTTAGTTCATTATTAGAAAAGAACCACCTGAGGGATAAGTATTGAGGCGAACTATGGGTTAAATTCTTATTGTCGGACATGGACATATTAGGTCCGCTACCAACTAATGATTGAATATCGGAAGTATTTAAAGAATGGTTCCAGTACCATAGGTTGGATATATAGCCGGGGAACCCACCGTTAAGGGCAACATAAACGTCTCCATAATTTTGAAAAGGAACTCCGCTGGCTTTATGGCGGTTGGCGATGCGTCCATTAATATAGACATCAATGGTTTTGTTTTCACATCTAACTATTATATTTACCCATTTATTAAGAGGTATATCTCGCACGGTTATTTTTTCGTCTATTTTCTCAAAGGTATTCATAATAACTAAAAGGTCATTTTTGTTTGGGGTGATATATAGACCTGGTCCGTTGTTAGGTTCGTTTAGACCGACAGGGGCGTTGGTGTAGTTCATTTTATCGTTCCCCTTGTGGAAGATATGTTTGTATTGGTCACTATTTTCGTCTAAATTATCAATAAATATCCATATGGACCAGGTAAATTCTATTCCGCGTGATTGATTTATAGAGCGACGTACTGGTTTGGAATTTTTCTGATTAGGGTCTTGTATAAACATGTCGCTGTGTCGGGCATTAATCATTCCATCTATAAGTTTTATGTTACCGGTGGGGGACATTAACCATCCTATTATATTTATTCCGGTTCGTAATAAAAATATAAATATGATTAATGCTAACATTAGAAACGCAAATTTAGCAACTAAACTATTAGATTCCAAGAATTCTTGAGTGCTAGAAAAATAGGTCATATAATAAATAGTGATATATTTATATTTCTAAACTAGTCATTGTTTTGTTGTCTTTAAGAAACTCTACTTTAAACTTGTATTTTCCTAATATAGACGCTAAAAAGTTGGCACCGTTGCCCTTCTTATATATATTATAGGCCTCTTCAGGGTTAGTAGCGTTAGGGATAAATTGGAAGCTGGATGTATAACCAGAAAACCCGCCGTTAGGGGTTATTTTTACGTTGCTTTTGTTTAATTTCGCGACGTTTTCAAGAATACATGTGCGTACTAATTTCCCGTTTATATACACATCTAATGACCTACCATATACGCTAATAATACATGATACCCATTTTTGTAATGGTATATTAGGTACGTTGCAGTTGTGTATCAGTTTAGTTTTGGAAGCTAATTCTATTGCTATATTTAGATTATTATCTTCTTTTCCTAAATTTATTTCAACATTTTGGTCTCCTTTAGATAAAATGGTTTTGTTGCTTCCGAATTTATAATTCCAATCGTCAATATAGAACCAAATAGAGTAAGTAAAGTTGGATTTACTTGCTACTTGGTCTGAAGAAATATTAATAGTTTTTTTAGCGCTGGTAGTAGAGGTTAGAGTACCTCCCGAAAAGGTGTATTTAATAATGTAGTACAGGATGATTACTATAATAACAATGCCTAAGATAGTTAAATAATTCATATATACTAACTATAAATATTATTTTTGAGAATATAAATAATTAATTTGCCATAAATATAATGGTTTATTAAAATGATAGGTATTTTTTATCCCTCCGTGTATACCATTATTCTCTCCTGTAGAAATCATATCATGGTTCATGAACGGAGTTATATTAACTTCTGACCCGACTAATTTATTATTTAAAAATACATCTAAATTATTGTCTGAGTAATTAATTACTATATGGTTCCATTTCTGTAATAAAACATCTTTTGTATGAAAGGTCTTTATTTGCTTATCCTTCCCCTTGAGCATTTGAATCATAAGATCGTTATCACGTCCTTTGTACATAATATTAGGTTTACTACCATAATTTAGTAGTGAAGAATATTTATTGTATGCTGGACTTGTATTGGGTGGCTGTGGATTAATATATATCCAGCTACTAATGGCGTATTGGTAATTAAAATCGGATTTATATTGAAACGATTCATAGTTATTAAGACTATTAGTATAGATTGGCTTTGTTACTAATTGTTTATATTTTGGTAACACAGCTAGTCTTATGATTGGATTAAATATATTTCCAGCAAGACTAACAATGAATACTAGAACTATTACCGCAAAAATATAGATGGTATGGTCCGGTAGCTGATTATATTCGTACCTAATCCATTTTAGTATTTCAGAATAGTTAACCGAACTAATTTGAGAGAGGTTTAGTATCGTTACCGCGCATGCTACTAATAATATGTTTACAATTATAGAGGTAATATTTAGATGAAACAGCTTTAGCTTGAAGATAATATATAATATGCTAATAACTGCTAAAGCAACCTTTATATGTTTAATAGTAATAATTGGCTTTTTATCTGCTGTTTGGTCCTTTTTTAACGCTAGAGCTAGCAAATTAATAATTAAATAAAACAAACTAATACTACTAAAAAATATAAAGACATTAAAATGCTGATTTATTAATCCACTAGGATCATAGGTGCTAATACTATAAATAATAACTAAAAATATAACTATGATGGTTCCTATCGCAAAGTATTCAATATATTCCTGGATGGTTTTGGATGCTATGTTTTTATATGTTTCGGCAGAGGTTACTGCGTTGCTTATATGGTTCATAATAATATGGAAGATTATAAATGGGAAATTATAAGTTTTCCATAGCTGTTTTTTTCCCATGACAATTTCTACATAATGCGACTAAATTGTCAACGTGATTAGTCCCGCCAGAATCTAATCTAATTTGGTGGTCTACTTCAAACCAAGCGGGAAGTTGTTCCTTACAGTTTCCGCATAACCAGTTTTGGCTTGCGGCGACATACTTTTTTTTGGTTTCGCTAACGGATCTTTTGGTGGAATTATTACCGGAGTTAAGCATGCGTTTATGTTGAGGATTAAAGTCGGTAAGATTAAAGATAGGGGTGATAAGGTGTTTGGACTCTTTATCTATGGGCATATATTGTACCATTTTGTTTGCGTGGCTAAATAGGTCTTTTGTTTTATTAGGGTGTTTTTTCATAAAGAGATATATTGATAGGCCAATAAATCCCCATAGTGCCATGGTGTAATATTTTTTCCATGTGAGAAGTAGTTTCACATATTTTCCATCGTAATAGGTATTTGCGATAAAAAAGCCGGTTATTCCTAAAAGGAATAATTCAAATTTCATAATATTATAATTTATGAAGATAAATAATAATGGCGATAAAGGAGGAAATAATAATGCTAAAAGATATTAGGGATGATTTAGGGGGAGGAGGTTTGGTAATGTAGTAGGATTCGTATAGGGGGAGGTAATCATGGTAGGGCATAGTAGGTTTATTAGTCTGGGTATTAATTTTATTATGTATAAAATGTATCCATTTGCATAATTTGGTTTGAGATTCTAGGTAAGGATTTAGGGGGTACTTATCTAATAGTTCGGCAAATTTATCGCCTATCTGTTCGTGAGGTAAAAATAAGGGAAGGTTAGAGAGAAAGTCGTAGTATTTTTTTTTAATAACCGAATTAGGGTAGGTAGGATAATGTTGGCATATCGTATGTAGTGTAAACCAGAATGGTGGACCCCATATAGTAGGGTTTTTTGGTCTATTCATTTTATATAATGAAGAAACATATAAACTTAACTAGACATACCTTAATTATGAGTAAATATTTATTTTGTAATAACTGTGGTAATTCGGGACATTTATATCAAAAATGCAGGATGCCAATTTTAAGTATGGGGGTGATTGCGTATAGAAAAGTAAAGGACAAGTATGAATATTTGATGATTCGTAGAAGAAATTCGTTAGGTTATGTAGATTTTATAAGAGGTAAATATGCGTTAAATAATGAATTATATTTGCAAAAAATAGTAGAGGTAATGACCGATCAAGAGATAAACGACATTCAAACGGAACCATTTGAAAAATTATGGAATGATTTATGGAGGGATAATAAGCATCAGTATGTTAATGAATATTTAACAGCTAAAGAAAAACACGCCAAACTTAAAATAGGATATCATTTATCGGGTTTATTTATTAGTCTATCGGACATACTACGAAAAAAAACGAGTAGGTGGTTAGAACCCGAGTGGGGATTTCCTAAAGGGAGACGAAACTATAAAGAAAATGATTATTCATGCGCTATACGGGAATGGGAAGAGGAGACTGGTTATACCCGAAGTCTAATAGATGTTATTAATAATATTGTTCCTTATATTGAAATATTTTTAGGAACTAATAATAAATCGTATAAATATAAATATTTTATAGCAAAGTTTAAAGATCCCCATAATAATGTGCCAACGGATTACGAGCAGACGGAGGTTAGTTCGGTTAAATGGTGTAACTATTCTGAATGTATACGTTTAATACGTCCATATAGCCCTGAAAAAAAAGAGACTATAACAAAATTAAATAAGGCACTTATAGAATATACTTTATATATATAATATATATGGCTACTAAATACAAAAAATTTAAGTTACAACCAAAAATAGGCTTGTCGCAGCACAGGAATGATACGTTTTTATATCCCGAATACTCGGATCCAGCATTTAATATTAAGATTTCAGAGAAACGGGAGTTTAATAATACCAAATACGATGGTAATATAGCTTTAGACATTAAAGATGATTCTTTTTGCAATTCACAGTTTGAAATTGCTCCACATCAGCAGTTTGTTCGTAATTATTTATCCTTTAATACCCCGTATAATAGCATGTTATTGTATCATGGCTTAGGCTCGGGTAAAACTTGTTCCGCTATAGGAATTTGTGAAGAAATGAGAGATTATATGAAACAAACCGGTATCTCCAATAAAATAATAATTATTGCCTCTCCAAATGTACAACGTGAATTTAGAACCCAGTTGTTTGATGTTTCAAAACTAAACAAAAAACCTAAACAACCCTGGTCTATGCAAACATGTGTAGGAACTAAATTACTAAAGGAAGTGTTACCAATGGACAGCGATTTAAATAAAGAGGAGTTAGTGACTAGTATTAATAACTTGATTGATAAATATTATCAATTTACTGGATATGTAGAATTTGCTAATAAAATCAATTCTATTAAATCTAACAAAAAGTTACAAAAAGAATATGATAATCGGTTAGTAGTAATAGACGAGGTTCAGAATATACGTTCTGGTCAGAAAAAAGAGGTTAAGTTGATTGCAGCTGGATTAAAGAAACTGGTATCTAATGTGAATCATATGCGTTTACTATTTTTATCCGCAACTCCCATGTACGATAAAGCCAGTGAAATAGTCCAACTATTATCTTATATGAATGAAAACGATGGGCGTAGTGCGATTAATGAATCGGAGGTGTTTAATTCAGACGGAGATTTTAGAGAGGGAGGAAAAGAGTTATTAATACAAAAAATGCGAGGTTATATTTCTTTTGTTAGGGGAGAAAACCCTTATATTTTCCCTTACAGGATATACCCGTCCTATTTTAGCAAACATTCTATTACAAACCTATCCACTCTACCGAATCTATCGCTTACTGGAGAAACGCTGGATAGAAAAATAATAAAACACATTGATTTGGTTGTATTACCTGTTACGGATAATCAATTATTAGGATATCGTTCTATTATTGCATCAGATACAAAGATATTATCTGGCGGATTAAACTATGATACGTTAGCAAAGCCAATTCAGGCATTAAATATGGTTTATCCGGGCGATACAATGGTAGGTAATGAAGCGCTAGGTGACAATATGAAGTATGAGAATAAGACTTTTTCATATATGGGTACAGAGAGGTTTTTTGAGTTAGACAAAATCGGGAAATATAGCGCAAAAATAAAGCATATAGGAGAGAGCGTGAGTGATTCAACCGGAATAATATTAATATATTCTTATTATTTAGATAATGGTTTAATACCCGTGGCGCTTATGCTTGAGGAATTAGGATATAAAAAATATGGGTCGTCGTTATTGGCTTCGGACAAAAATACACTCGGCCATTATATAATTATTACCTCTGATCCTAGATATCATAGCGAACTTGATGTGATTGAAAAAGTCAAAGCGGCTGATAATTTACGGGGAGAGAAAATCAAAATCGTGCTTATTTCTATGGCTGGTTCTGAGGGGGTTGATTTCAAAAACATACGCCAAATCCATATTTTAGATCCATGGTTTAATATGAGTCGCATAGAACAAATAATTGGTAGAGGGGTGAGGACGTGTAGCCATAAAAGGTTACCATTTGAAGAGAGAAACGTGCAAATATTTATGTATGCTTCGCAATTAACCGATAAGCCGTTAGAAATAGCAGCAGATATGCATATTTATGGTTTAGCAGAACAAAAAGCCATTAAAGTTGGCAACATCGCCAGATTATTAAAAGAAAATGCGGTAGATTGCATATTAAATCATGCGCAAACTAATTTTTCAGCAGATAAAATGAATACCTCGGTGGATATTAAGTTATCAACCGGAAATACTATTCCTTTCCAAGTAGGCGACAAACCATATAGTTCTGCGTGTGATTATATGTCTAATTGCAGTTTTGAGTGCACGCCGAATAAAGACAACTTAGTCGTAAATATGGGAACGTATAACGCCGATTATATGATATTGCGAAATGAGAAAATTATCCATCATATTACCGACCTATTCCGAGAGTACTATATTTTAACAAAGGAGAAGTTATTTAAATTATTACAATATCATAAGCAGTATTCGGATATGGAAATTGATGCGGCATTAGAGGAGTTATTAAAGAATAAAAGAAATATGCTAGTTGATAAGTATAATACGGTAGGTCATTTAGTAGCGATTGGGAATTTATATATATTTCAACCGATTGAATTAACTAATAACAAAATATCGGTGTTTGACCGCACACGTCCATTAACGTATAAGGTGCAAAAATTAAGGATAAAGTTGCCTAAAAGAGAGGCGACCGTTAAGGTTTCACAGGATAGCTTACTCATAGATAAATTATATCAGCAGTATCAATTAGTTGATAATCCGTCGTCAGAGATTAAGGGGGAGGCTCATTGGTTTTACTATATAAAACACGTAGGTAAAACTGGAGACAACATATCGGTATATAATAGTTTACGAGATCATTTAGGTATACAAGAGGAATCAATTAATTCCTTAATAGTAGGTAGACAAATAGATGTGCTATTATTAGATAAAGTCCTAGAATTATTAAATTCTCTATATTTTACAGAGGAAGGCTTAGAGGAGTATCGTTTATTATTAAAGAACGCATTCCAAAAAAGAATAATAACAAATACGACCGGAAAAGAAGGAATTCGGTTAGTGAAGGAAAAAAAAGTGGTGCTATATGTAAAAGGAGAGACTGAATGGGGGGAAGCTAAATTCTCGGAACGGGGTTTATTTGCTGATGCTGACGACCATTCCACTGAAAATGATTTGATTGGTTATATGGAACTTACCCCAAATGGTAAGTCGGTTGCATTTAAAACTAAAAAGAAGTCTAGTACTAATACCAAAGGAGCAGTGTGTAAACAGTCGCCCAAACAAGATATTTTAGATAATATCGTATCTATTTCAGGAAGTAAAAAACTCATGTTAAATCATATGGGTCGTGAAAAATTATGCGTATATCTGGAGTTGGTATTACGATACTATAACGATATAAAGCATGACAATAAAATTTGGTTTCTACATTATAAAACGTAAAATTGAATTTAAAGAATATATTTCATTTTATTATACATGCAAGACATTTATAATAAAGTATGCTTAGAGAGAACGATCCAAATCTCAATAAAAGAAGTAGGATCTAATTTAGACGCTATTTTGTTAATCTATTTAACAAACCAGTTTGAGGGGAAATGCAACGTAGAGGGATATTTTAAAAAGGGTTCCATTACTATTCTATCTTATTCTAGCGGTGAAATATGCAATGGAAGCAATATTAAATTTGTGGTAGTGTTCGAGGCAGAGGTATGTTTGCCTGTAGAAGGGGTGGTATTTCCTATGACGGTACTAAATATTACCAAGGCAGGTATTCGTGGTAAAATAAAGATGGAGGCGGATGGAGACGGTCCGGTTGTTATTTATATAGCGAGGGATCATTTTAATAATGATCCGGATTTTAATGCCATTACATTAGAGTCTGATAATGTATATGTAAAAGTGATTGGACACCGATATGAGATAAATGATGACCATATATATGTCATTGGTGAATTATTAAAAGGCGTAAAAACGATAACCGTTAAACAACAACAGACCCGATAATTATATAAAAAGACTGCAAGAATGTATTAGATATGGCTAGTTTAGAAGTATTAAAAAAACAAATAGAAGTATTAAATGAGAATAGACAATCGGATATTTTGGAATTATTTATTAAGCATAACGTGGTGGTTACTGAAAATAATAATGGTTCATTTATTAATTTGACGCTGGTAAAGGAAGAATGTTTAGCGGAGATTAAAAAATATTTGTCGTATGTAGTTATTCAAGAGAAAGATTTAATGAAAGATGAGATAGAAAAAGATAAATATAAATCAGATTATTTTACAGATAAAGAGTTATAGATATATATATATAACATGGATCTTTTAGCACAATTAGCAGATTACTCTCTATCCCGTTGTCTGTATGAGAGAAATTTATCTGTACTAAAAGAACATAAGGACGTGGATAAGGACGTGGATAAGGACGTGGATAAGGACGTGGATAAGGACGTGGATAAGGACGTGGATAAGGACGTGGATAAGGAGACGGTTCGGTTAAATAAGAATATACATTTTTGGTTTTTTTTCGTGGCCAAGTATGGATTAGAGGCTAAAAGGGATTTAACGAATGAATCAAAAGAGAAAATAGAACAAATAGAGGAGGTTAGGAAAAATACCCACATGTTAAAAGAGATTAAATATAAGCGAGTAACCTTTGAGGAAGATTTAATGTATGCTAAAAACATTAGCATGTCTACGTTAAAAGTATTATGTATGATTAATCATCTATCTCTAGTAATAATAAAAAATAAATGTTATTATTATTTTAAATATGGTACTACTACCCATTTACTAGAAAATAATACATGTACTTTTGATATTAAAAACGTGGAGGACATAGAGAGAAGATACTATTTCTTAGATACCAAACCGTTAAAAGGTATCTCTTATTATAAAGTGAAAGATTTGAGAGATATAGGCACAAAATTAGGAATAAAGATAGATGTTGGGACCAAATCCAGATTAAAGAAGGCACTATATGATGACATTTTAATAAAATTGAATCAAATGATATAAAATAATAAGTATCAATATATATATGGCTGATTCTAAATGGACATTAGCGGATTTATTAAAAATTCATTTAGATACGGGTGGAAAGGGGTATTCAACCGCACCGAATAGTGTGAATGAATTAGAAATACGATTTAAAACCCGTTCTAAACATAAAATATCTGGGACGGATTTTAAGAATGTGATTCAAAAATTAAAATCCAGTAATTATGTATGTCAAAATGAATTGGGTGAAGTAGTGCTCAAAATAATAAATGTTTCGGATAATCTAGTCGCTAAAAGTATTCGTACAGAAATTAGGGGAGTAAATAATATTCAGAGCTATTGTAAGACTAATAGTATACTAGGGATAGATAAAGTAATCTATATGACTAAGCAAAATGCTGTGGATTCCGACGGTACAGAACTACAGGGAATTAATATAGATAAGTATGAAGTACGTTGTAAGTATCAGACAGAGACAATATTAGATGCCGAGAATGAGAGTGTACAACTGTTGCATTCCCATTGGGGTGTTACTAAAAAGATTTTCCGATATATGAACCGGATTTCTTTTCAATTAGCGGGAGTACCATTAAAAATAGAGTTAAGTGTTGTAAAAAGTAATAAAAAGGCGACAGAAACTTTATCTAGCTCGCGTGTATTGTCAAGTAATGAAACATATGAAATAGAGATTGAACTATTAGGTGCTGGAGATGCTAAAACTGGTAAGCAGATAAACAAGGCGATGATGGTAGTGTTGGCTGGCTTACAGCAGACTAATTATCCTACTTCTATTACTGAACAAGATGAGATAAAGCATCATTACATGAGTTTAATTCACGGAAGTAATTCATATAAGCAGGCAAGTTCCAAGAATTTTATAGGACCGTCCTCGGTTACGTTGCAGCATGAAAATTTAAATCCTCAAGAGACATTAAATATATTAACGAATTATACGGTAACGGATAAGGCGGATGGCAGTAGAAAGTTATTATATATTGCGCCGACTAAAAAGATTTATATGTTGGATACGAATTTGAATGTGCAATTTACAGGTTGTATTGTGGTGGATGAAGAGTTAGTAAATACGATTATTGATGGGGAACATATTTTGCACGATAAAAACAAGGTATTTATTAACAAGTTTGCGGCGTTTGATATTTATTATTTAAATGGTAAATCGTTGAGAAAAAAGCTGTTTACCGTGGGAGAATCTAACCGGTTATCTAGTTTAAAGGCGGTTATCCAATCATTAAATACTAGTGTAGTGTCTTTTCCTTCTGGCAGAAATGCTCCATTAGCGCTAGAGTGTAAAGAGTTTTTAATAGCGGATGATCAACAGACGATATTTCAGTTATGCGCTATAATGTTTAATAAGGAGTATGAGTATGAGACGGATGGTTGTATATTTACACCACAGAATGAGGCGGTAGAGGGGGCAAATGGAGCTATCAAAAAAACCCAGTGGAGTTCGTTCAAGTGGAAGCCGGCAGCATTTAACACGATAGATTTCCTGGTGCAAACAAAGAAGGATGCTAATGGTAGGGATTTAATTGGAAATCGGTATGGGGGTAAATCGGCAGTTACGGGTATAAGTATTACCAAGTATAAGACATTATATTTGAATGTTGGATATGATAAAAATATGCACGATTTGCCGTGTAAGCGCATATTAGAAAATAATTATATGCAAGGTGGTAGAAATTACGCGGCTGCGAAGTTTTATCCTACAGAACCAGAAGATTTGACTGCACATATTTGTGAGATAGATTTATTGGCAGCGTTTAGTGACCGCGATGGGTATGAAAGTTTTATCATGCAGACGACTGAACATGATACGTTTGAAGATGATATGATTGTAGAATTCAAGTATATAAATGCTAAATGGGTGCCTTTGCGTGTAAGATATGATAAAACCGAGGCATATCGTAATTCGCGTTCTACTTTTGGTAATGATTATAATGTAGCTGATTCCATTTGGTATATGATTCATAAACCAATTACGAAAGAAATGTTGTCGGGTGATCAGCCGGTAGCTGAAAATAGCGATGCCTATTATGCCATTAATAATAATACCGCCACGGTAGGATTGAGAAATTTTCATAATCATGTTAAACGAAGCATCATTAATATGGTAACGGACGAATCTAATACTAATATACTACTAGATTTAGCAGTAGGTAAAGCGGGTGATTTACATAAATGGATTGATGCCAAGATGTCGTTTGTGATGGGTATCGATATAGCGGGAGATAATATAAATAATAAGGCGAATGGGGCGTGTGCTCGGTATGTTAATATGCGTCAGCAGAAAAGGAGGGTTGTAATGCCAAACGTGATCTTTTTGAAAGGCGATACTTCTAAAAATATCAAAGATGGGAGCGCGTTTGACCAAGATAAGTATAAAAAAATGGCGGATGGAGTCTTTGGTAATATATCTAGAGAAGACGCTAACAGCATCGGCCCTGGGTTACGATTGGTGTGGGGCAAAGGGAAAGAAGGATTTGATATTGTATCGTGTCAATTTGCCCTGCATTATTATTTTAAAAATAAAGAGCTATGTGGCGAGTTTTTGAAGAATGTGGCGGAGTGTACTAAGATAGGCGGACATTTTATAGGAACATGCTTTGATGGAGAATTAATATATAATGCTCTGCGGGATAAGGATAAAATAACGGTTATGGTAGACGAGAAAAAGGTATGGGAGGTAGAGAAGGATTATGGAGAGGCAGAATGGAAGGATGATGTAAGTAGTTTAGGGTTAGGTATTAATGTGTACCAGGCATCGTTCGCAAAGACGTTTAAAGAATATTTGGTGCATTTTGGATTTTTAGAAAAATTAATGGAAAAATATGGATTTGAAAAGGTATCTATTAAACCGTTTCAGGAATTTAATGATGGAAGGGTCAAATTCCGAATGTCCGATAAAGTAAAGATGATTTCTACTTTTAATAAATATTTCGTGTTTAAAAAAGTAAGGGAGGTAGCCCGGAATATAAGTAAATTTGTATTTACTGAGGGGGATACTAAGGTGGAGCCATTTATAAAGTATAAAAAAATCATACTTCATAAAAAAGTATAAATGTATAAATGGAATAAACGATATGTTTACGTTACCCAAAAATATACATTCAGTAGATTCATTATTGAGGTTAACATTATGTGATGGTTGTGTTACATATATATCCCATTCTTTGGCCGAATCGGTAAAATATCATAAGCAACTAATTGAAAGTCATAAAACCGATTGGGATTTAATAAAAAAACAGGTAAATCCGTATGAGTATATCCATTCTCATATATTAAATAAATCATTTTCTGTTTCGGCTTATAAACCGCTATCTAGGTCCTATTATAAGTTAGTAGAATTATATTATAAATGTAATTTGGGAGAGCATTTTAATGGTAATATTACGACCTTTCATTTGGCTGAAGGACCGGGTGGATTTATGGAGGCAATATTGAATTTAAGGGATAATAAAAAAGACAAGTATTATGGAATGACATTAATAGATGGTAAAAACAGCCCGGGTTGGAGACAACATAATATATTATCTAGGAATGCGACTATTATATTAGATAATGGACAGGATAATACAGGAAATATATTACATCCTTGTAATTATGAACATTGTTATAAACACTATAAAGGTACCATGGACCTTGTTACGGCGGATGGAGGCTTTGATTTTTCTAATGACTATAATGCCCAAGAACACAATTCGTGTAAATTGGTTTTTGCGGAGGTCATGTATGCAATTACGGTTCAGAAAGAGGGAGGTGTTTTTATTTTGAAATTATTTGATTGTTTTTTGCAGGTGACGAACGAATTATTATATATTTTAAGCATGATGTATGAGGACGTGCATATTACTAAACCGTCTACTAGTCGTTGCGCTAATTCTGAAAGATATGTGGTTTGTGTAAACTTTAAAAATGTAGATCATTATGATTATTATCCTAAAATTTATAATATGTTATCATCTATTCAAACCGACTCATTTATCAAGAGTATAATTAATGTGCCTATACCTATCTATGTTTGTAATGTATTACAAGAAATAAATACCTTATTAGCTCAAACTCAAATTGAATATATCAATAAAACCATCAATTACATTAAACATAATAATATACCGTCTAGCTTATTGAGCGCCAATATTAATAAATGCATATATTGGTGTAATAAATATAATATTAATATAAATAATAAGGTACATGATATTAAAAACATACGCATATAAATTATAAATGACACTGGTACAAGACTATCTAAATAAAACCGCTCATTATAAAAAACTGTATGGAGAGAAAACCTTGGTGTTAATGCAAGTAGGAGCATTTTATGAGGTGTATGGATTAAAAGAAACCAAAACGGGTATTATTAGTGGTAGTGAAATTGAAGATTTCTCCGTTTCGTGTGAATTGTCCATTTCGGACAAAAAAATATGTGTCGGAAAACGGAATGTACTCATGTCCGGTTTCAGAGATTATATGTTGGATAAGTATTTGAAGAAGTTGCAATCATTTGGGTATACGGCGGTGGTGTATTCACAGGATGAGAAGGCGGCGGGTACAACAAGAAGTTTAGATGGTATTTATAGTCCAGGAACTTATTTTACGTCAGATACGGTGAATTTAACGAATAATATAGTGTGTATATGGATGCACGAGTATAAAAAGACAATGATTATAGGGTTATCGTGTATAGATATTTTCACGGGTAAGTCGGTTATATTTGAGTATGAAACGGAATATAAGAATTATTCTACTTCATATGATGAATTGGAGAGATTTGTGTCGGTGTATAATCCTGTGGAGGTGATTGTGGTGCATAATGTGGAGGATTCGTATGTGAAAAATATGATTCAATATGCGTCTTTTAGTACGGATTGCATCCATATAGTCTCTCTCTTGGGGGAGGATAGCAAGGCAATAAAGGGACAACGTTGTGAGAAACAGATATATCAGGTAGAGATTTTGCAAAGATTTTATAAGGAATATGATGATGCTTATTTTTCAACGTATGCGATTGCGACACAGAGTTTTTGCTACTTGTTAGATTTTGTATATGATCATAATCCGAATCTGGTGTATAAAATTGCATGGCCAACATTTGAAAACCATACGAATCGGATGATTTTGGGGAACCATTCCTTAAAGCAACTGAATATGATTCATAGCGATGTATCACAGGGGAAAGTGTCTTCCGTTTCTCATTTTATGAATATGTGCGTCACGTCAATGGGTAAGCGGTTGTTGCATACGAGTTTGGTCTCTCCAACGATTGATGAGAAATATTTGGAGATGGAGTATAATATGGGAGAGTATTTAGTGGGTGCGGAGGAGGTGAATGGGGAGATTAGGGAGAGAATGAAGCAGGTGAAGGATATTGAAAAATTAACGAGAAAACTAGTGTTAAAAAAGATTACTCCTCAAGATTTATATTATTTACACGAGACGATTAAATATATTGGGGTATTGTACAAGTATTGCAAGAAGGACAAGACCTTAATGGGGTATATAGAGAATAAACAATTAGTTGGGGTAGATAAGACATGTAGAGAGATTAATGTGATATTGGAGTCTACACTTAATCTCTCTAAATGCCGGGAGATTAGCACGTTAGATTTTGATGAAAATTTTATCAAGACGGGGGTATGTGCGGAACATGATGTTATGGTGGAGAATTGTGATAATGCGGTGGAATTATTAGAACAGTTGCGTAATTTCTTTCATGGCCACGTGGCCAAATATGAAAAGAAACAAAAAACAACGGAATATGTTAAAATTCACAAAACGGACAAAATGGGCTATAGCTTAATTGCTACTAAACGGCGGACGGAGTTACTGAAGACACGGTTTAAAACGTTACCTTCGTCTCAAGTGTTAAACTATGCAGGAGGAAAAGAGTATGAGTTAGGATTGGAGGGTGTATCCTATATGAAGGCGACAGGTTCTTATTATGCCATTGATAGTAGCCAAATTAGGCAGGTATGTGGAGATATTTTGACCACCAAGAAAAAAATGAATGATCATTTGAGTATCTTATATAGAAAATTATTAGAGAGATTATTGGCACATGTGGAGTCTATGGAGTCTATTATTTCGTTTGTTTCTCTCATTGATGTTATTTCATGCAAGGCATACATTGCTAAAAAATACAATTATACGAGACCGGTGCTATGCGATGCGGAGAGTTCTTTTTTTAAGGTAGAGGGTTTGCGTCATCCATTGATTGAGCATATTTTGCGGGAGGAGATATACATTAGCAATGATGTGCATTTGGGGTCGGAACAAAAGGGAATATTATTGTATGGTACTAATGCGGTAGGAAAGAGTAGTTTTATTAAATCCATTGGTATAGCTATTATCTTGGCTCAGGCGGGGTTTTTTGTACCGTGTAAGCGGTTAGCATTTAAGCCATATAAGCATATATATACGAGGATTTTGGGAAATGATAATATATTCAAGGGGCTTTCAACGTTCGCGGTAGAGATGCTAGAGTTAAAGAATATTTTGAATGGTAGTACAAAGGATAGTTTGATATTGGGGGATGAGTTGTGTTCGGGTACAGAGACGGATTCAGCTATTAGTATATTTTTGGCTGGGGTGGAGGAATTATACCAAAAGGAGGCTAGTTTTATCTTTGCGACGCATTTTCACGAGATAGTGTATTATGAGGAGGTTATTTCTAAAGAGAGATTGAAGCTAAAGCACATGGCGGTGGCATATAATAAAGCGTTAGATATGCTGATATATGAGAGAAAGTTGCAGGATGGACCAGGAGAGAGTATGTATGGTTTAGAAGTGTGTAAATCTCTCCATTTACCTAGTTTATTTTTAGAGAGAGCACATGAAATTAGAAATAAATATACCAAACAGAAATCCGTGCTGGAGTATAAAGCATCTCATTTTAATGCTAAAAAAATCAAGGGAATGTGTGAGAGATGTAATACAAGCATAGGAGAGGAAGTTCATCATTTGCAGCATCAAAAAGTAGCAAATGAGGATGGGTTTATAGAGCTGGAAGGAAGCCATAAGAATCATCCAGGTAATTTAATGTCGGTTTGCCGTAAATGCCACGATGAATTGCATAAACATGAGGGAGGACATATTAGACAAAAAACCAGCATTGGATATCAACTGATGGAATTATGATTGGCATTCTCTCTCCAAATTATATCTCCATAGAGTATATGTGGATATTATTAGGACTTATTATTGGTTTTTTTATTATTTTAGGATATTTGATTTCTAATATGGAAACTCCTGCCGATTGGTTTACGTTACCCTCTAATTTCCTACATATTCTACAATTTGTAGAAGGTAAATGGGTTGCCATCCTAATGGTTGTATTGCTTATTTTTGGTATACTTATTATTATTAATTATTATAAGTTTGACTTGAATCCTCATTTCTCGCGCACATTGCAGAATGTAGTATCGGTAGAGACGATGTCGTCTCAGGGGGCGTTTTGTAATACCTATTCGCATAGTTCTAAATTATTAGAAGAAAAGTGTAATAATCTCTCGCATAATAATTGTTATTTAGCGAAATGTTGTGGCGTGTTGGATAGCTCGAACTGTGTAGCGGGGGGTCAAGCCGGTCCGACCTTTTGGACCACGTATGATTCATGGGATCCTGAGGGCCCGATGGGATCCTGAGGGCCCGATGTGATTAGGGTCTTAGGTTCGGATGAATGCATACGGTTCTACTTGGGTATATCTCTCCAGATTCACAACTATCGGATTCGGTTACTTCTATGCATGATCGGAATCCTCTATCTTCTCCTATATAACAGAATCCAGATTTCTGATTAGGTTTGGATAACTGGGTGGCATTTAGCGCATTATCAGGTTTGGGTTGATTATAAGTTTTTTTGGTATTGACAGAATGTTTCAACGAATTGTTACCTAAATCAATGGTATTAACTACTAACCCCGTTGCTAAACTAGAGGCGCTTTTCACGCCTGTATCTGATGTCTTAACAACCTGTTTTACCGCCTCTCCTGTAACAAATCCAATACTATGTAAAAAGTTTAATACTGGGAGACTAACATACGTAGTCACTAAATCAGTCGTATTTGCTAAATATTGAAACAAATTTACCCCCAAAATAGCTAAAATAATAACCAGCATTAGTATCTTAAAGGTGGTAGAAGTAAAGAAACTGTATGATTCCTGCATAGGCATTACGGTTGGAGCAGGAGATGCCATCGAGGATAGTGTAGGCATTACTGTAGGAGAAATAATAGGTAGCGACTGTGAATTCATATATATTATTAAAGTATTAAAAATTTATGTAAATAATATATATGAATAGTGGATTGCAACAAAATTTAGATTATTTAATAGCTAATTTAGATAAAGTGTCAGATAAGTTTAAAAATAAAGATAGCAGAAAATATTTACAGCGTATTTTAGATGAGTTGCAATATAAAGTGGATGAACAAAATAAGTCTGGTACCGCAAAAAAAAACGTGAAAAGGAAACAGGCGCTTGTGAAAGCCCAGCATCAATCCAACAAGCACAAAAAACAGAGGGATCCACTTGTTATTAATGATGTGACCCCCGATATACTAAAGGATATTAGTGACGAGATTAAACAATCCTTACATAAAACCCCAAATAAAAACATACAACTAGATGACCTAAAATCTTTCTCTCCCAAAATAAATAAACAACTTATTACCTTAAAATCCGTTGAAAAAACGGACATATTTAGTAATTGTAAAGCATTGGATAAGAATAAACTAGCTCCCACAGTTTGGAATGGCGTTAAATGTATTAAATTTGATAATACAGTCGCACAGCAAGTATTATTGGCTAATTTATCGTCTAAAACCGTCTATCCCGTAGAAAATATTATTGCTCCTAAACAAATACAAAGCAATTGCTGGTTTAATTGCATGTTTATGACCTTCTTCATTAGCGATAAAGGTCGTAAGTTTTTCAAATTCTTCAGACAGATAATGATAGAAGGTGAGACGGTAGATGGTAATAAGATACCCCCGGATATTTGGAAGTCCTTTGCGTTGTTAAATTTGACGGTGGAGGCGACATTAACGGGGTATCATAAGTTGGAGATGTTTAATACGAATCATATTATCAGGGATATATATAACGCGATACCTAGTTCGGCGAGAAAGGAGGAGATTTATCGGGTTAATGTGGCGGGAAATCCTACGGAATATTACAGGGGAATAATGAGGTATTTAAAGGGTGATAAAATTGATATCATGAATATAGAGCCGTCGTTTTTTGACAACGAATACGAGGGAGATTTACCAGACGCATTTTGCTACTCGGTTTTGGCGGAGGAGGCGCAAAGAAAGATAGATAAAAAGGCGGAAATAAAAGTAAAGGGAATCAATTATGTGTTGGATTCGGCCTCGGTCATAGATACCGATGGTAGGCATTTTTGTTGTGTGGTTACGTATAATAAGGTGGAATATGGGTTTGATGGTGCATCCTTTAAACGATTAAGCCCCTTTAGTTGGAAAAAACTAATAAATGCCAAGAAACGGTTCACCTTTAAAGGCTCGTATTGGGGAGGGACAAAAGAACCCATCTATTGGAATTTTAGAAATGGATATCAAGAATTATACTATTATCGGGTGTAATTTATCCGACATGATCATAGCGAGTAGGAGTTAATCCTGCCAGGGGTAGGAGACTGAGCCAGATCCTCCGCCTCTGGAATTAATAATCTAAGCACTAGAGCTAGTTGCTTATTTATTACTTCTAATTTATCTTCTATTATTTTATTCTCATCTCTGATAATATTACCTATTACATTGATTGTATCACCCTTCCTAATAATTGCATCATTAGGAGATGCTGTATATCGTTTTCTTGTTCTTGTTCTTGGTTTTTTTCGTCGTTTTAAACTAGCAGAATTAGGCATATATATATAAAAAGATAAAAATTGAATTAATTATGATTAAAAAAGAAAAAAAGAACATGGAAGAACCTCAGCTAGAGCAGGTATCTCTACTAAAAACTAACTTAAATGAATACCCATTAGAGGAGCGCCAACCAGCTATAGGTCAAACCCCACAGTGGTTCGACGTAGAAACGCATACTACCGCTAATGTGGTTTTACACACAACCAAAACATATATTAAACAATGTAATGCCGGCCCGAATATTGTTCTTGGGTCGTTTGTTAGCTTTGTAAGAGGTGATAGATACAACGTAAGTAAGTACGTGTTCGTAAATGACACTATATATTGTCCCCCTGGCGATGTTATGGGTCATATCACCATGGTCGCTGAACACCAAGTATAGTTTCCGTGATTTAAATCGGTTGCTTATTCTGGACCGTATTAGGTAATTAGAAAAATATTTCTTTATAATTAAATGGTTTTTTTATAGTTCCTACATTCATTTAAAATTAAAACGTAGAGAGATATATAATGGGTAAAAAAAGTAGAAAGGAAAAGAAGAACACAAATCGCACGGAAGAAGAACGGCTAGAGCAAGTTAACCTCATAAAAGCCAAATTAAATGAATATCAACTAGATGCCAGATTCCCAGATATAGATACCTTGTATGCTATAATGGATTCCTATATTGAAACCGGACAATCCGTATCTGGCTCTCATTCTCTCGCGGGTAGCAACAAAGATATACAGTATATCATGTCTAATAAAAAACATATTCAATGCTCGGTTAATCTACTGGTGCGGAAATGACTTCATAAATCACTTAAAACAATCCAGGTATGATATATGATATGTTTAAACGCCTACCACACCAGTCTAAAGACCAAAAAAATACAAAAATATCCAATGTTCTATTAACTACACATCATCATCAATTAGTATTCCGTATTGATACGGATGCCCCAACAGAATATATGAAGCGGTGGAAAGCATTTAAATTAAGTTGTGAAGAAGGAGGGAAGGAGAAAATTGTAGAACAAATCAAATTTTATTGTAAATTAGAGAATACCAAAAAATTACCCTATTTAGATCGTGCGGAGGGTGGAATGGGTGGAGGGAACAATACTATACACAAGCAACTTAGATTTAGGAAGAAGAAGTGGTGTTCGGTGCCAAGATATGTAGATGATATTATTATTGACCAAATTTACTCTACCGAACTAGAGAAATGGACATATGACGAATTGGATGATATTATCTATGCTTTTATCCAAATGGCGAATGATAAGGTTCAAGGACAATGTGTTCGGGGTTGTATAGAACTTACAAATGATGATTATTCTTAGACCGATTCATACTAATAGTCCTCCTCATACATTATTGCAATACCTTTCCAACCACCTTTTGGGTATTTCCCATATTTTTCAATGATATAATTGTTTAATATGTGCTTCGGTTTGATAACACAATGTAGTCCTTTTCGAATCCTATACCAGTGCTGAAATTCGGATATACACTCATTCCATTTCAAAGTCCCGTACAGGCAAGGAAACACCCGTTCTTTCATAAACTCCTTAATCATTCCAATCATACTATCATCTGTTTCTTCATATTCGTCAGAACTTATCGGATATTCACACTCATGGCATATATCACCATCATTTACATAATCATTTTTTTTATTACATCTTTTACATGTAAATAATCGAAACTCGTGATATTCGTGTGTGTATTCTAATCGTTCAAAAATGTATTTATATATTAAATTAGATAAAACTTCCTCGCCTAGGTCTAATATGGTATGAAGGGTTCTAGTACTTTCTAATGCACTTAAAAATCCTAAAAGGTGACCATACATATTCTCCCATGAAATATATTTTACCCATTCTTTATTAGTTTGTTTGGTGAGGACATTCATAGCGTCTTCAATTGCGCCCGCTATACTACATAATAGATAATCATGGCTGCCTAATCCTTGTGGGCTATATCTTTGTATGATGCATCGGGCCCAACTAACTGTTTCTTCTTTAATCTTTTTATATGCCTCAGACTTTAATGTCTCATATTCTAACCTATTCGTATATTCTACCTTGGATGGTTCATATACCTTTAATTTTTGTTTCAAGGTCGTTATTTCATTCATTTGATCGCTTATTGTTTTATTATGTAAAACGGTGGAACATGCGATTAGGTCAGCCATACTTATACATGGATATATCATGTATCTCTCTAAATGACTTCNNAAATCACTTAAAACAATCCAGGTATGATATATGATATGTTTAAACGCCTATTATACGGTTTTGTAGGTGTATTCGGAATCGCTTCCATGAGTGTCCATATGTACNATCCAGANAATAATGCTACACTGGTATTGTGTGCAGCGGTGCAAAATAGTAGCGATATGTCTAGTAGTAAGTANGTAGATAGTTTATGGATGCAGGAGGATGACTCGTTATTAAAATACCTACTATAGTTGAGGTTGAGTTGTTTCGCTAATGGATCGGAAGGGATTACAAAATAGGCTTAAACAACTGCCCTATTATAATGTATAATGTTTAAAAGCATTCTATTTGGGTTGGTCGGTTTACTGGGGGTTACTTCGTTAGCTACGCATAAACCGGTGTACATTGCGTTAACGCTTTCGAATACTGACGCCGTATATGATAAGTTGAGAGAGATTAGTGATCCCTTAAGTAGAAATTATGGGAATTGGTTAGATAAGGGGGAGGTGGATGCGTTGGTGGGGGCAAATACAGAAGGGAATAGGAGAGTAATGGAGTGGTTAGGTAAAGAAAACGTAGATAATATATATAATTATGGGGATGCGATCAAGTTTGTGGATACCCATGATAGGGTAAATGAATTATTCAAGGTGGAGGAGGATTCGTATGAGGAATCATATGAGATTCCGTTGGAGTTGAACCAGTATATAGATTTTGTGGAGATGTCGGTGAAGCCGATGGAGAGAAAGGCTAAGATTAACCGGCGTGCAAAGAGTGAGGAGGTAGATGATAGGTATTTTGGGAGAGAAAGTATGGTGCGTTTATATCATTTACCGAATAAGTCGGTAGGAAAGGCGGTGTCTGGTGGTCTAGTAGAGTATCAAAGTAATCAGGGTTTTACGAATGAAGATTTAAATAGTCAGCAGGAAGCGAATGGGCAGGTATTAAACAATCTAACGAATATTGTGGGGAATAATGTAGGCACGGATGCGGAGAGTGAGTTGGATGTTCAACTCATCTCTCAAGCGGCGGATGATATTCATTTATGGTATTGGCAGACGCCTTACTGGTTATACTCAATGGCGGTAGATTTTAATAGTGCTAAAGCCGTGCCGGAGGTGTTGTCTATGAGTTGGGGATGGGCGGAAGATAGTCAATGTGATATAGTATCGTGTGTTAATATGACATCAAAGCAATATATTAATAGGGTTAATTATGAATATGCTAAAATTCTGCTAAGAGGTACTACTATTCTCTCGTCGAGCGGGGATGCTGGTGCTCCAGGTAGAACATCGGAAGGTTGTGATGACTCCCGTCCGGTTAATGCGATCTTTCCCAGTTCTTCTGCGTTTGTGTTGAGTGTAGGTGCGACGTATGTTAAGACGGAGAGGACAAATAAAACCAGTGTTACTCGTTTATGTAAAGAGTATGGTTGTGTGGAGGGGAGTGAGGAGCGGGTAGTCAATTATGCGGATGTAGGGTGGACGGCTGGTGGTGGATTTAGCAATCATACCATTGCTACACCATGGTGGCAGATGGCTGAGGTGACTAATTATTTGGCAACGGCACCATCACTTCCAGACGACGGAACGTTTAATGCTAATGGCCGAGCCTATCCGGATGTAAGTTTGGTGGGGCATAGTTGTCCGACCTATATAGAAGGAACGCTATGCAAGGTGGATGGAACCAGTTGTAGTAGTCCTTTAATGGCTGGCGTAGTAGCGGTGATAAATAAGCATCAGATATACCATGGTAGAAATAGAGTGGGGTATTTTAACCCGTTATTGTATCATATTGCTAGGGAATGTGATGATTGTTTTAATGATGTGGAGGCTGGCAATAATTGGTGCACCGAAATGGAATGTTGCGACAATCCAACTAAGTTTGGTTATCAGGCCATTAAAGGATTTGATCCGGTAACCGGATTAGGAACGCCCAATGTAGGTAATATCTTGGCTTTTTTGGATACTAGGTAAGTTTCTTAAAATAGTTCGTTTTCTTCAAATAGGTAATAATATATCTCACGGTTTTTACCTCCAGATGACAATGCTTACTTATTTGTTTCGCTAATGTATGTCGGTCTTTTATACACGCTACTAATGGATTTTTATCTAAATATTCCCTTACGGGTTCTTTATGCTCTAATGCTTTTTTATAGTTGGTAGAATAATGGAAACCTTTTATGATTTTATGGATGCGCCGTCTAGGTGCTAGTTTTTTAATAATATCTTTTTTTAATACGATATTATTATTCTCTTTCAGGGTTTTGCTGTGAAGTTTTTCAATGATGGAAAAGGTTTGGTCGGAGGGCGTTACTTTGTTTGCGCGCATTTTATCATATACAAAGACGGTAGCGGCAAATTCATTTGCATTGACACATGATTGTAATAGATTATTGAATTCAGAGAGAGATAAGATAGTTTCGGGTAAGTATAACAGATCGATAGGTAGTTGTAGGTCCATTAGTTATAATGGACTGTTATTTTTAATTAGTATTCCAAAAAATTGAAATACTATTATGGCTTAAGTAGTATGGTACAATGCCTACCTCCACTATGAATCCCCTTTCTCAACATTTGATTTCTGTATTTGACAACGCAATTGCCAGTCAGAAGAAGCCTGAAGAGGAGATTAAAGAGGAAAAGCCTGAAGAGGAGANGCCTNAAGAGGAAAAGCCTGAAGAGAGGTTGGACTATATGAATAGAGACGCGGCATTAAAGGCGCGCAAAGAAACTGGTTTGATTTACTATACCATAGCGAGTATCGCCTCAAAGTTTGGAGATTATGAGCAAGGTAGATCTGGTAGAGGAATAGTTATGAAAAAAGACTTCAATAAGGTGATGCGAAGGCTAATCAAGAGCAAAAATACTAATATTAAAGATCCAGAGTACATTGAGGGGTTAGTGGAAAATTTGTATAGGGCGCTTAGCCCAGAGGAGGAAAGTGAATGCTTGAATTACCATGATATTTTGATTGGGTTGGGTTCAATGTGTTGCGGTAGCCGAGATGAAAAAGTAGAATATATATTTGAGATGATAACCAAAGATACTAGATACGCTGGGCTAACCTTAAATAATATGATACATTACTTGAACATTAACTACCGGGTATTGTTTGTGACCACTCCGAATCTTAAAAACAACTATCCGGTTTCGGAGATAGAGTTAGCTACGATGACGGCTGAGGAATTATTTATAAACAGTTCAGATGTTAATCAGGTGATTACCATTGAGGAATTTAAAAAGTGGTATAATACCGATACTATATCGGGTCACGCGTTAAGCACGCCCGACCCAGTTGTGAACACTAGAGAGATAGAGCAGGCAAAATACATTACGAGGTTGGAGAAAAAGTTGGAGGAGTTAGAGAGGGATTATAATAACGTGTGGGAAGATGTGTCAGATAATGATAGTGAGTATCTTCCGGGAAGATAGAGGGTTTAGTCTGGAGATCCATAGTTTGTCGTTTATAGTTTAATAGTTTTTTGTTAAAAATTGATTAGTATTGGTTAGTAGTAGGGAGTGTGCATGTCCACCTTTATAAAAACGAACGTATCCTATAGCGAATATTTTATTCATTCATGGACATATTCATTACTAAAAGAGTTATCTAAAAAAGAAGATACTAATATTAAGATTCGCGTACCAAAAATAATATCTTACGATAAAAAAAGTAAGGTATTAATTATGCAAACCATTTATGGAGATAATTTGTCCAATATTTATGGAGAAGATATACAAACGGTACCGATCAAGTTCATTAAAATAATTCGTCAGTTTTTATATATACTCAACCAATATATGGTGGAGTATATAGATATTACAGGTTATAATGTTATGTTAGATAACAATGGACATCTTTGGATGATCGATTTTGAACACGCCAAGTGTATAACAGAAACATATATACCTAACCCCTTTTTACACTCTTTTATTGCTGGAGAATTATCATGGAATCCTGAATTTAAATAGGACAATCTAGAAACGTTATTTTAAGGCAATACCTTTTTAAGTTGTTTTAAGACCTTTGCCTTTTTTACGTTGTTTTCTTGAGCCATGTTTTCTTGAGCCATGTTTTCTTGAGCCATGTTTTCTTGAGCCATGTTTTCTTGAGCCATGTTTTCTGGCCCCTTTTTTCTTGTGAGTACGTTTCTTTTTTGAATGCCTATTGGGTGCTGCGCCATGTTTTTTAACGTGGTCAAATAATTTCTCAAAAGTATTAGAATAATCCTCAAGTATTTTATTTGAATGGTATATACTGGGGGTGTTGCCGCCTCCGCTAGTTATTTGCGCTGGGGTCTGGCTATTAGGGTTGGATATTTCAAAGTTGGGGGAGGGGGTTTGACCCTGGGGAGAAGGTGTGAAATTCTTATGTTTATTGCTAAGATATGCGACTCTAACGAGGGACATAAATTCATAGGAGCCTTGAAAAATAAACACAGATAAATCTTCAAGAGATAATTGCATAGATATAAAATCGATTAGGCGTTGTTCCGGTTTGAATAAGATGACTTGGTTCATAAATATCTTTGGTTTATAGAAAGAACTACGGCGAATAGTAACAAGTAACTCGGGAAAAAAGATGAAATCAATCTCTTTATATAAGGTATTAACTTTTTTCGTTATATACTCATATAAGAAAGATTTATATCCTTGTGAATGTTTGGGGTTAATGAGCACAGTTTTATTTAATACTAGGTATTTTAATAGGAGTTGTATAACTGCTTTATTAGTTTCAAAGGTAGCGTCATTAGGAATAATTTCAATTAAATTTGGGTTGGTTTTATCGACCGTAACGTTAGCTTCTGTTTTTAAAGATTCTTCATTTTCGGGATCGGTAGCATAGGCCATGTTAATATCTACTATTTTGTTATAACTTACTCCTTCGCCACCAGGATGAGGTTTATTACCAAACCGGTCTTTATAAGAGATGATAGATAATGGTTGTGCGTTGTTTTCGCCATCTTCGTCTTCAGGATCCACAAATCCCTCGTCATATAAATCCGCATTACCATCATTTATATATTGGACACCACCCATATAGTGATAATACCAATAGAAATATGGTAAATATAATAGTTCATTTTGTTGAACCTTGAGACCATCTCGTCGTTGTTTAAAAATAGCTTTCTGTACGGCGTTAGTTGCCGGATCTGCCATCCGAGTATTTAATTTAGTTACACGCTGTTTAATCTCATCCGCCCTGTCTTTTTTAGTTTCATCTGATAACTGCATATAGGCGGTTAATTTATCATCTGGTACAGCAGATTTTTCAACTAGGGATTTAAACATGATATATTCATGGGTTGTTTCAACGCATGGGAAAACGTCTTCTAAGAAATCATAAAATTTTGGCTGCCTATCATTTGAAGCGCCAGCACCTGTAGCGGTATCTTCGCTGGTAAGGCATTCGGGGTGGTCTAGTAAAACCGTGGATTTCATTTTAAGCATATCATAATCATAGACTTCCACTAGCATTCGTTCATCATAATCTAAGGATAGCCATAAATATTCTACAGGTAATTGAATGACTCTAAGCCATGTTAGTACGCTTAGGGTGTTAAATACTAAAGATAACACTCTGTCATCTGCTTTCCCGGCATTTAGTGGTTTCTCCGCAGTGATTATCCATAATTGTAATAATTTATTTGCTGCGGATGAACTAGAAAAAAACATGGTACCTCCCGAGGTTTCAAAATTATAAGGATCATACATGATACTTTCCGTCATTTTCCAATTGGACCGGGGATCAATCCACCAGCCTCGCGCCATATAATCCACATTATCTATATCAAAAATTCCCGGATAACTACGAATATTCATATCACCATCAATATATAACACTCCTCTCCCTGGACATAATTCTAATGCTTTTTGAATAAATTTAGGTTTAGCGTTAATGGCCAATTGATAACCGCCTTCTTCGGCAAATTCGGAATATTCTACTGCTAAATGATTGCATCCGTGGGTTTCGCAATCTTTTTTCCACTGGTCTATCATTTGTTCAAACTGTATGGGGGGTTTGTATTCAAGAAAGGATATTAAGCGATCAAATATGGAGGGTCCGCTACTTTTATCTTTCAAGGTAGATATCAGATTTTGTTGAAGAAGGGCCTTTTCTGATTGTTTTAGTCTAACAGATGCCAGGTCTTGATTTAATATTTCATCGCTATGTCTTATATTATTAGATCGGTCATTTAACACCTTTGCTTTTAAGGCATTATATTCGGTTTGTAGTTGATTTAATCGGATTAAATTCTCTTTATTTTGGATAAGTCCATCTATTAATATAGCGTATACATTTGTAAATAGCTCATCGGGAGTTTTTTGTTTTGGGGGTGTTTTCTTGGTTTGTGCTTTATCCTTATAGAATAACATTTTACATGGATCTTGGTTTTTTTGACCCACATTATAATAGTCACATACATTTCGCATATAATGTTTTACCATTTTATGTATCATATCCATAAGGCTTGGAAATTTAGTAGGGTCAGCTTTTAAATTTGTAAAAATGGTATTGATTACCTCAGCTTGATCAGCCTTTCCGTCGTTTTTCACTTTTGCTGCCGTTGTATATATTAAATTCACCATAAATTTATTTACTTTTTTAATATAATCTTCATAAAAATCACCACATGGTCGTGCCGTATTTCTATTTTTTTTGTCGCGTCCCCACCAATAAGTTACCACCACAAACTTACTTAATGTATTTACTATTACGGGGACTCCATTAGCTGGATTATTGGTTGTCTTCTTAATATTATTAACTATGTTCGTAACTTTACGATGGGTTTCACCCGTTTCAGCCATATATATATATAAAATATAATAAATTTAGTAATATTAATCTACATACTATTCATTTTCTTCATCATGTCTAATTTCTGTATGGTTTTTTCTAAATTAGATTTCGTTTTAGAAGGTTGAAACAAATAATCCGTTTTAGGTGCTATCTGGTTCTTACTGATATTCTTGTATACTTTATGTAAGTTCTTTAGTACTCGTTCTACGGTGGATTTGGTGGTGGCATTAATGATATCTATTTGAAAATTCGGTTGTTGGGTAACGAGTTCAATGGCGAAATATAGAATGAATTGTCGTTTTTTTTTAATACTATAGTTATATTTAAGAGAGAATAATTCCATCAAGGTTGTCACTATTTTAGTTTGTAGTGGGTCGGTCGCCTCATGTAGCAGTATTTCCCAAATAATCCATATACAATCTTTTTGGAATTTATTACTTACAGGAGCAAAGGTTCTAGAGTCGCATTCAAGTGGTTCTTTTTTTCGGCGACAGAGTGAATCAAACGCTATAAGCCATTCTATCCAATAACAACACTCCAATAAATCCGTTTTATTCTGCACCTGATACACAAATTCATTAATCGCAATATATATTTCTTTCGGATCATTCTCGCGAAATATCTCTCTACCATAATTCACATTCGGCGCCTTGAACTTATTCGACAAATTACTAATATTAAATTCATTGTCCTTGTTTATTTTTATCGCCTCAAACCCGGGACGCTTATTCGATAAACACAACACCACCACTATCTCTCCAAATAAAGTTCGTATCGCTGTATTATTTCTCATCGCTAACTCATTTCCTACATAACCATTCGATACAATCTCTTTAAATTGGTTAAATCGCATCATTAGGTAAATAGGTAATTTAGGGTTACCTAGATGTATATATTTACTCATGACCAATAAGATGGTCTCCCATAAGGTAATATAATGACCAGCACAAATGAGTTCGGCAGCCCAGTTACATGCAGCCTCTATTTTATTATTTAGGATGCATTTAATGAATTCTTTAATCACGTCATTTCGTTTAAATTTAGAAAAAGATTTACCATTAAAATCCTTTTGGTATCGTATGTCATTTATATCTTCCATATAGTAGAGTATTAGAATACTTTTAATAGGTAATGTTTTAGAACATTGATGTAAAATGATAAATTTTTAAATCTCTCTTTTTAGTATGAATAATATAGGTAAGTTATGTTTGCTATTGATAGTGATATTATTATTTTTAAATATTAGTAGTATGTTTATGCCACAGGTGGAGACGTTAGTGACTCGGAGAGATAATTACGAGTTATATGATAATGAGTCTATCTATGATACCTTTTACGCGGAGGTATATGACAAGTTATTATTCTCTCCCACTAAAAATGCCTATGAGATAAATGAACTAAAAAAATCCATAAAAATCCAACAGTTATTAGATATTGGGTGTGGTACGGGTCATCATTGTAGTGGCTTAGCTAAACATGGCGTCAACTGTATCGGTTTAGACAAATCGCCCGCAATGATAAAACGATCGAAAGAATTATTTCCGACGAATGAGTTTGTGGAGGGGGATGCGAATGTAGCAATGTCTTTCCAAGGTAGTCAGTTTGATACGATTACCATAATGTATTTTACGGTATATTACTTTAAGGAAAAGAGTATATTATTTCAGAATTGTTATCATTGGTTACAGCCGGGTGGTCATTTAGTAATTCATTTAGTAGATAAGGATATGTTTGACCCGATAGTGCCGTCAGGTAATCCGATGGATGCGGTATCGGTGCAAGATTTTGCCAAAAAGAGAATCTCTCGGAGTCGTGTGGCATTCAAGGAGTTTGATTATGTAGCAAATTATGGCGATGGTGGATTTAAGGAGAAATTCACGTTCAAGGATGGAAAGGTTAGAGAGAACCAGCATACCTTATATATGGAGACACAACCAACGATATTGTCTTATGCTAAAGCAATAGGGTTTATTATGATTAAAAAAATAAATTTATTTGAATGTGACTATAAAAATCAATACTTGTATGTGTTACAAAAACCTAATTAAATTGTTGGGGATAAGCAATATATAAATGATAGATTATGTAGTAGGTATAATCCTTTCTCTCTATATGCTATTTTTTGCTTATATAAAATTATTTCACCGCTTCTGGTCTATTCAGCCAGTATTTCATGTTTATAATATATATTATTGGTTGATATATAACGGACTTATAGAGGGCGAACAGCAGTCACCGACTAAATATTACGATCCTATCGTCAAAACTAAACTATTTGAAGATGCGCCGATGGATCTCTCTGCCTTTTTACAAGAGCATTACTTAAATGACGAATCTATCCAATATAAACCGACTAAATCTAACATAGATCCCTATTTTAAAAATAATAAATCATCTCTCTACAGTCTGTATTATCAAGACATTGTATCTGACAAAATATCTGACAAAATATCTGACAAAATATCTACCGAAAAACAATTAGTAGCGTGTATCACCGGGCGCAAGGTACGTGTATCCCTTTCTAAAGAGAGATTTTCATGCTATTATATCGACTATCTATGTGTGCATAACCATTATAGAAAGCAAGGCATCGCACCAAGAATGATTCAGTCGCATGAATATAATCAACGCAAAGCCACTAATCATTCCATCTCTCTTTTTAAGCGGGAGGGACACCTTAATTTAATCGTTCCCCTAGTATCCTATTTCACGTATGGGTTTAATATTCATGGCTGGAATAAAACGGCATACCCCGTAACCGTTGTTAAAGTAACCAAATTAATGATTAAGGAAGTATATGAATTAATAGGTGTATCTCCGTTTAAGGTAAAACTATGGATGGATGAGCACGTGATGTTAGATGTGTTAAATGAAGATAATATCTATATATATGCAGTAATGGTAGATAATAGAATAGGTGGGTTATATTTTTTTAGAGATGGTAATACCTGGTATAATAAAAAGAGAACCATTGAATTATTTGGATCTATCAATAATGGAATAGATAATAATGTGTTTGTGGCGGGGTTTGCTACTATTATGCAGGAAATGAGAGATATATATACATTTATATGGATAGAGAATCTCTCTCATAATCATATTATACTAGATAATATAATGTTAAAATACAAGTATGATACGGTATGTCCTATGGCATATTATTTTTATAATTATGTTACTGCTCCATGCGGAGAGAAGGAAATTATCATTATTATTTAACGGACATATTTGCCGACTTTAGCGAAGGAATCGACGACGTAGATAATGAAAACGCCTAAAAAGCAATATAGTACCAGTTCTTCGGTAACGCTACCGTGTTTTATATCTTGTTGTTCTTCTAGAATGTGGATCATATAATTAATCTTTTTGGAGATATCGTCGTTATCTTGTGTAGTGGTGCCGTTATAAGGAGGAATATATTGTTTATAATAATTTTCGGATGAATTGGTGTTTATTTTTTGGTAAGTGGATTGGGATACGGCTCGGTCTTGTAGACTCTCAATGAGTTTAGGGGGAGATTCGGTAGTTAGGGGAGATTTTGAATCGGTATATAGGGCTTTTGCGGACAGAGGTTTTGGAGGTGCAACAAAATCGCTCATTAGTGCATTATCTTCTGCTTCGTCATTTAAGAGGGTAAGTTCGGGTTGTATTTCTTTAGAGGGGACAGTTTTAAATTGGGATTCAACCGATATAGGTTCACATGCATTTATTTCTGAAAATGCTAAAGTGGATGACATACTTAAATAAAAGGGAGATAAAAATAAATATATTATACTGAAATTATTTTATATTAATATATTATATGAAAAAATTTACAAATTTTAAAGTTAAAACGTGGGAATTAGTCGTAATATGTATTATTTTAGCTAGTGTAGTTTTACTACCGGATTGGTTGGTCCAGTTAAATCAAACCCTTATCGGAAAGGGTCTATTATTAGTTGCGCTAGTGGCTGCGTCCCTTCATAAACCCTATATGGGATTATTAGTTCTTTTACTAATAGTTTCTTTAGGATATTATAGGGAAGGCGCAGATAACCCGGCGTGTTCTATATACGAAACAACAGGTGAATGCTCCCAACACAACTGTAAATGGACAGGCAATTCATGTGAGGCAAGCGAACAGCAGGCAGCATCTCAACCACCTGGATCTGGACCACATGACGCAACAAATGACGCCGCACATGCGAAGCAAATGCAGGCAGCAAATGTCGAAGCAAATGCCGTCCCCTAGTGACAACGGGCTTTAAGGGGCACAGCAAAACTTGTGACCCTATGAAGGGACCATTTAACCTATCTAATCCTGATAGTAATCCAGGGTTAGAGGCACATGACCCTACGAAGGGACCATTTAACCTATATGATCTTGCATCCACACAGAAGAAAAATAAGAAGATAATAAAGTAATATTATATATATATATGATTAAATTACTATATATAATATTACTTTTAGGCATTATATGGTGTGCGGTATCCTACCAAGAACCATTTATAGGAGGGTATATTAATACAGGCTTAAATAAAAATTCCAGATACTTTAGGGAAAAAAGACGGCAAATAGAAGAAAAGATAGGTGGTGTCATAAAACGGGTTCAACGAATGGTTAAATAAAGTATTTATATATATTATATGAATTTAACAACGGTTAAATCCAGTTTGAAGGCGTTAAATAATAATACCTATTTATCTGGTATATTAATATTATTGTTAAATATAGGTTCCAAGTTTGTTACGATAGAGCTTAGCCCAAACCAGGAGGCATTTATTCGTAACAATATAGGAAGGCAATTATTAATTTTCTCAATGGTATGGGTAGGTACGAAAGATTTGTATGTATCGTTTATATTGACTGGTATATTTTTGATATTGACGAATTTTTTATTAAATGAGCATAGTAATTTTTGTATAATACCGGAACGTATGATACATAAAATAGACACAAATAATGATGGATTTATAAGCGATGAAGAATTAGATATGGCAATGAAAGTATTATCAAAAGCAAAAAAACAAAAAGACTTTTTAGCTAAAAAATTATAATCTAACATTATATTATAATGGTTAAATCTCGCAGAAGTCACGGAAATCGCGCGCGCGGTTCTTGGTGGCCCTTTAAACGAAAATTAAGTTCTGGGTATCAAGCCGTAAAAGATAGGAGATGGTTAAAAGACAATCCTCTTCGTACGGGAAGCCCAGATGTATTACCTGTCCAGCAAATGATAAACTCCGAAGCTGCGTGGTTAGCGCGCACCCAGGGAAGACGCACGGCAAGAGGTATTAATAGGACATAGGACTCGCCACCGCCGTAAGTCTCATCACCGCCGTAAGTCTCATCACCGCCATAAGACCCTCCACCGCCGTAAGTCTCATCNCCGCCGTAAGNCTCNNCACCGCNGTAAGTCTCATCACCGCGGTAAGTCTCATCACCGCGGTAAGTCTCATCACCGCCATAAGACCCACCACCGCTGTAAGTCTCACCACCGCCGTAAGTCTCACCACCGCCGGTCTAAGTCTCATCGCAACCGTTAAACATTGACCGGTACATTGTATAAAACTCATTAGCATAAGTTTCAGGAATATTAGCAAAATCAATTAATTGTTTATTTAATTTATATTGCGCGTCCGCATTCTTTTTTTCGCATTGTGTCGTAAACAACGCATGGTCATCATAGTATTTTTCGGCTGTTTTTTTCCCACAACGGTGGAAAATACCCTTAATATTATCACTCTTATCTCCTAATACACATTTCATAAATAAGGATTTTGTAGGATTGTCAGTTTTAATATGCTTAAACTGTAAATTATAAATATGCACATTTGAATCGGTGATTTGTAAATAATCATGATCATTCGCTATAATATAAAATTTGTATGATGGGGTTTTCAATCGTTTAATTAGGAGGGCAATACAATCATCCGCCTCTAAAAACGGGTGTTCCACCATTGGCTTTAGAAATAAAGGCTCATTGTATACTAACCTAAAGAAGGGACTAGGGTCTTTCTTGGGATCAGTCTCATATTTTCTAGTCCCTTTATAGTGATCCATTAACGAGTTCCTCCAAATATTTTTTCGCGGACAATCTTTAGCAATAATAAAAATGGGATCTTTAATTTTTAGTTTTTTAGCAATAGCCTCTAATTTAGACACAAACAACTCTTTAAATTTCTCTACAAATTCTAGGTTATTTATAGGAATTCCTAAAGGTTCCTCCGGGTGAGATACTTTCCACCACTGGATTAGAGCATAAAACCTATAAAAGATGTAGTAACTACCATCAATTAGGATATAAGTGCGGGTCATTTGTTATAATATAGTGCGGTGTATTTATATTTCAATTATTTACTATTTGTGCTCAATACTATAAATGAACCGAACATGACCAAAAATATACCACTCCACCCTTGATACCCCAAGTGTTCTTTTAATATAATAGTACCTATTAGTTTCACAATTATTGTAGATAATGAATCCCAATATAATTCAGCGCGACCCGTTGAAGTATGTGCTTTCGGTTATAGGTGGAGGAGATGTTCCGTTTGGCTTACCGAATGAAAAGAAAAAAAGTTATTCATAATGGTATAAAAGTAGTTATTGAAAGTATTAAATCGTAAAAACACCTACTAATGTTGTGAAAGCCTGTAAAAAGACGACTATTTTTGAGTATCCAGACGCTGGACCCATAACTCCATAACCTATAGTACTTTGTGTAATTATAGAAAAATATAAACAATCCATAAAGGTTAAATCCTTTTTGATTTTACCATTCTGTAAAAATTGTTTTCCAACGGTTTTGTCTAAAATATAATAGATTATGGCGAAAAACAATACGACTGACAAAATTTTAAGCGAAATTTGTAATATAGGTTTCATTATATACTTTATATGTTTTATTTAAAAAATGTTGTATTATAACTTATAAAATATGGTGAAACTTTTGATTGTTGGTGAAAATCCATTTGGCTAATTGGTGTGGTATTTATTTGGCAACTAAGAGGGAGCAAGTAGGTACATAGACTATAGAAACTATTGTATACATTTATATAAATGAATAGACATACTATACCTTAAATGCTACCAGCAGACGAGATGGATAATATATCCTTTTTATCTAGTAGTTCTACCGAAGATATGTGCCTGATATGTTATACGAATACATATAGTATACACGACCTGACGTGCTGCAATAAACGCATATGTAGTTCTTGTGTCACTAACTGGATGAAAAAACAACCAGTCCAAGATAGTTTATGCGTGTTTTGTAAAAAGCCTAATTATATATTTAAGCATACTTATATTGATTTGGATAAAGAGAACGAAATACATAACCCATCATGTACTATACTATTCTTAGTCGTTATAATATTATTATGTGTGACCATCATCTATTTTTATTCGTTTCATATTTAATATGTATACGACACACCTATCCTCGTAGAAGAGGTTGAAAAATGGACGGAAATAAGATAAATCGTATAAGAACTTATATAAATATATATATATTGTATAATGCCCCTAAAAAATAACAAAATTATACCCCGTCATAGTGATTTGGTAACTATTCTACACTATTTACATCCCACTAGGCGTATGCGTCTAAAACGAAGTATACGCTTACAATTAAATCCTTATAGCACTTATAGACAAAAAAATAACATAAATAAGGCAACCCTATATGTTTATAAAAAAGTAGATAAGTATTTGCGTGTCTAAAAGTAGATAGAGGCGTGTTAGTTTTTAAAATATATTTATATAATATAATGTGAATGCCACAATATTATAGTACGTATGCACCGTGTCGCCCAAATAACGCATCTTAACGTTTCTTACGTCGTTTCTTAGATTTACGCGTCTTTCTAGATGATTTAGATTTTTTACGTTTGCGCTTTGCGGTCGTACCTTTAGGTGCTTGCATTTTGGTAGGATGTTTACCGCTTTTAATTAAATCCCATTCCTTTTTTGCTAAAGGTAGAACTGTTTTCATAGAGGTGCCTTTGCCTTTCTCTTTAAATAGTGCTTTCACCGTATTCAACCACGTAGTTGGTGTTTTTGTCATATATATATATACACTATATTTTAATTTTTCTCAATTGCGAAACTCGGATAGGTGCCTAAATATCTAAACTCACCGTGTTTTTATCCGATTTTTGTCTCCGCTTCGTTCTTTTCGGGAGATTGTGATTTTCCAACTCTTTTAATTCCGAAATACTTACGGTACTGCTATTGTCTTTGGGTAATTCGATGGTTTTACTTTTCAGTCCCGATAGCAGATCCGATATATCTGATGGACCCTTCATTTCTGGTCTGGACATACGAGAGGTCTTCATTGGAGGATCTGCTGGGGCTTCAGGTTGGTTAAGACTAAGTCCTTCATCCATATGACCTCTACTAAATCCTATATCAGGTCGTCTCGCAGGAGGAGGGATAGAATTGTATCCATGGGTTCTAACGGGAGGAGGAGGTCCATGGTTATCCATGACATCATTCATAAAATTTCCAAACTGAGGATGACTCTCTCCCATATGAGAGGCTGCTGCCTGTGTAAATTGCTGCATTAATTCAGGATTCTGTTTCATGATATCATCCATACCGGGCATGGCGGACTTGAACATGGAATTTGTCATATGAACCATGATAGCACTACCACCTAATTGGAAAAGTAATTTAAGTTCAGGGGCAAGACTGGCTTTAGATTTATATTTTTCATGTAATTCGCCAAATATTTCGTCATAGTCATCAATATTTTCGTTCATTTGTTCTCCCCATCCATCGAGTTTCACGTCAAAGGGGTCAAACCGGTTATTTAGGAATTCTAGACCAGTTACGGCTGCCATGAGCATTTTGCCTTGGAATTTAACGGCGTTGCTTTTTTCTTTTTCGGAAACATGGGACATATATTCGCCCTGCATTTCTAGAAGGGAAGACTCCATGGTGTATTTCTTGGAGAGATGTACTCCTTTTTTTTCTAAAGCTTCTAATTTGCGTAGGCATTTGAATTTTTCTTGAAGCATTTCTTCTGGTTTCATTTTATTTTCTTGTTCTGGTTTAAAATCATTACCAATAGGAATGTCTTTGAATTTATTATAGCCATCCCAGGTGGTTTGTTTGATAGGTTCATTGATAGTGACTGTAGGTTTGACTGTTTCAATTGCTGGAGCATCGCTAGGAGATTTAGAAATATGTTTTATGTTGTCGGAAAATAGGGATGATTGCATCATTTTTAAATTGCCTTTTGGAGTAGATAGGTCATTTAATTCTTTTTCTAGTTTATTAAGGTCATCTAAATTGATATCGGTATTAGATTTATTTTTATCTGGTAGTTTTTTTTCATTCATTAATAGTTCAATGCCCGGCCCTAAGGAATCTTTCTTGGCGTCTATCGTAATTGTATCTAATTTGATTGGTGTAATATCCATTATGTATTACTTATATGATATAATTTTAAGTATTACGTAAAAGAGAATTAATATAGGCATAAGATAGTCCCTGTAATAAACAATCCGCTAAGTCATCTTTTTTGTTATTAGACATGAATGTCTCGTACCACGTAGGGTGGTGCGTTTTAATTAACTTGCTGGTAATATCTATCGCTGCTACTTTTCTCTCTTTATAGGTAGTTTTTTTGGTAATAAAATGTTTTAGCTTGCTAATGGAGGAAACAAATACGATACTAGGAATATGTTTCATAATAAAATATTGGGATATCATACCTTGAATGGTTTTCATGCGGGTCGCTATTTTACCCATTTGATTTTCAATAAGGACTATATCAATGGTTTGAGTGGCAAATAGTATGTCAAAATGATGCATGATATTTCTTCCTAATAGGATTAGATTAATATTATTGGCGTTGATAGGTTTAATAGGTGTACAAAACTGCTGTTTTATGGTTTGAGTTAGAAGGCGTTTATTAGGTTTGGAGCACTCCTCTAATTTATATTTTTTTGCTAATAGAACTAATTCATCTAGAGAGAGTTGCTTAATATTTATTATTTTTTTGGTAGGAATCATGAGATTGGTCGCTTTGGCGTGGAGTTTACAATACATATTATTAGCCCAACTATATTCGGGAGGACTATCACACATACAACACTTATTAGTGGTGCTAATGTCAATAATTTTCCATAAAATGATATTATAGTTATTATCTATAATATCAATAAAACAAAATGCTAAATGTTTAATACCTACATCAATACTTAATATTCTCATATAAATATACTTTAATTTGCTCTTTTAAATGATAATAGCACATCTTGATCTAATGTGGGCACACTCATTCGGGATTCCAGCATTTCTTTAGAGAGATATATTTCTTTAAGATCACTCGTTTCATATCCAACCGGTTTCTCTTGTCCCCCATTATATAAAAAGGGTATATTTGTAATTTTACCTGTATTATAAAAGGGACATGCGCTACACTCATCACACGCCATCAGTTGATTGGCTTCTATTATTTTATTGGAATTTTCTTGCAAATATTTTCTATAATTCCAGTTGGTAGTTATATGCTGTTTATCTCGTATATTCTCATTAATTATCGCCTCAGGTCTAAGGTCTGTAAAATTTCTACCATCATTCATAAAGGGAGGGTAGTTGTAATACTGATTATTACTTCCATTATAACATGCCATGTGTATTATACAGAGAAAAAGTTTTAACACTAATTAGTTTTTTTTAACAGAGAAATCAACTGATGTTTTTTTAAACTTTTTAACGACATGTCGGGTGCTATCTTTTTATCCTGTACTAATTTTCTTAAATCAGGCACCTTCATTCCTTTATAATTAGGAGATCCGGGTTCAGTGTCCTCCTCTTCATCGTCCGTGTCATCATCATTCGTATCGTCCTCCGTGTCATTATCGCCCCCCATAGACTCCACACCCATAGACTCCACACCCATAGACTCCACACCCATAGACTCCACACCCGTATTATCAGGTAATAAATCCGTAACATCTAATATTTTATCCATTTCCGTATTGTTAAAGTTAAATACGTTAAGCATATGTTCTTTTAAAGGTTCTTTTTCAATGTCTACAATTTTCACATTAGGAAAAGGACAACATACGTTATCAGCCGCATATTCTGACTCGGTGTCTGATTCCGTATCTGACTCGGATAAAATAACTGATGGTCTGGTATCAGCCGGGTTAGGAGAGGGAGAGTTAGTTTTATTGTCTCCACCAGAATAATTATGCCTTAATGTTTCTACTGAAGTGGCTAACGTTTGGCTTAGTTGGAATATAGCGACAAACTTTTGTTCTAAAGTCTTTAGTTGCTTTTTAAACAAATATACTACTAAACCAATTAATAAAAAGGTAACACTGATACTTAATACAAAGCCACATCCTTCTAGTCCGAACATTTAATTACCGTAGATATTATATTAACCAGGTATAAACGAATTGGAGAGATTATCTTTGGTTTTAGCTATAATATGTTTGGGATAATTTAGTAGTTCTAATACATGGACTCCGCCTTTTATAGTTGATATACCTTCCCTAAGTAAATAAGTATACACAATAGAATCCTCCTTTTTAATAATATTCATATTATAATTTGTGGTGTTGGCCTCTGTTAGTTTATAGCATAATTCTATATAGTGAGTAGTAATCATAAAAGAAACATTCTTTTGTTGTGACAAATGGGATAAAAAAGCCTGAGCACTAGCTACTGCCTCATATGGATTGGTTCCTGAATATAATTCATCAAAAATACAAAAAGTCGTTTCGTTTGGATTAGTGTCTTTTATATTATCTAAAATTTCTTTACATCGCCTAGCTTCCGCCTGGAATAAACTATCCCTATTAGAAGTATCCGGTATATTCAAATAACAATGGATATAGGTATACGGATTTATGGTTGCCCTTTTATAAAACCCATAACCAATTTGCTGACTTAATATTATATTGATTAGTGTACTTTTCAAAAAGGTAGTTTTTCCTGATGCGTTGGGACCGGTTATTACAAAGTTGTGGTTCAGTTTATTCGTATTTTTTACGCAGGTGTTACTATCTAATAATGCATAATAGTTATCTACTATTTTATTATTTTTTTTGCGATAGGTGCATTTGTTAATCTTTTTGTCTTTTATTAACGTTTGAATCCCCGTAATATTATCAAGGTATCCCTGAAAAGATAAGGCATAATCCAATGTATCCTGTATAGACGTATCATTATATAATTGATAAAAGGTTTTCATATGTTCTCCTAAAGAAACCAATGTAATAGTATTATTTTGGACGATGGCGTTTAGGGTTATTAATTTATCTCTATAGAGGGTAACTTCATTATTAAATAGCATGTAAGTGGTATATTTTTTAGAAACGGTTAAATATTCATTCATTTTAGCGATGGTGTCTTCCGAAAAGTCTTTTAATGTCTTCAATAATGTTTGAATAGATAGGGTGTTTTTATAGAATTGATACGTAGATTTTATATTTTGATATATTTGAAATAAATAAATCAATAACGATCCAACGATATAACATCGCTGCTTAGAAGTAGCGGTTCTAAATTCTAACAACTTACCTAATGGATGCTTAGATAATATATGTTTTAGCATTTCATAATATTGTTCCAAGGTTAGAGACGTATTTCGTATCTTTAACAGTATAAATGGTACAATACATAAAATAAGAGGGAGTATTATAGTCATAATAGGTGATAATATCGTATTTATACCCGATAATTGTAGAAACAACGAGTTGTTATTTAAAAACGCTAGTTGCTTCCAATCTAAATAATTATATTTTTCTACAAAATTCGTCTGTTCCTTGAACGCTGACCAATCCGTAGTTACCGTATCTAATTGTTTATATGGGGACAAGCTTAGGGTTTGATATAACTGTTGAGAATGAGTTAGAAATCTTTTATCATAAGAATATGATTTTTTCCACGAATCCAATAGTTTCGTTCCCATAATAGTTTTTGGATTAAATAGTTTAAGATAAACCGAGTTGGGTCCGTGTAGATTAATATCGGTAAGGGTATGTTTATTTATTTCTTTCGTTTTATCATTATATTGAATAGGTAGTTTAAAGTTGCCCATTTATAGAGGGTACTAGAATATTAATATACTAATATTACGCTAATTCAACAAATTCAGCCGGAAGTTCTTTAATATCGGTATTGTAGTATGTTTCTACCTCGCGCAGCATACTTGAATCATAGTTAGTAATAAAGTTTATTCCGGTTCCTTTACGACCCCATCGTCCGCTACGACCAATACGATGAAGATAGGTATGTATATTTTTAGGAAAATCATAATTAACAACGATGCTTACCTGTTGAATGTCAATACCTCGGGAGGTTAAATCAGTAGATAGTAAGATTCTACTTGCGCCCGTTTTAAAATTATTATATGCCTCTTTTCTCTCCCCCCCCGTCATTTTACTATGAATGCAAATCACCGGAAAATCATCATGTGTCATTCTATCATATAAATAATCCACCGTCCTTACCGAGTTACAGTAAATAATACATTGTGACACTGCCAAACGTTCATATATATCTTTTAGCGTATCATACTTTAACCTTTGGTCTTCCAATGCTATATAATATTGACTTATACCTTCTAAGGTTAACATATCCGCTTTTACTAATATCGTTTCAGGTACCGTATCAAATAGGTGGTTTAAATCTTCCACATTATACATTGTCGCACTAAATAAACATAACTGCTTATATTTTATAATAGAAAAGATACGGTTCATCTCTCTATCAAAGTCGGCTGAAAATAATACATCTAATTCATCACATACTACGGTGTTAATATGACCCCCAATCTTATTATCTTCAAGCATATGAAGAAGGCGTCCTGGAGTACCGCATATAATATGGGGGGTATTTCTATTCAAATAATATACATCTTTGTTAATTTGTTCTCCTCCCACACATAAATGAACCTTAATACCCGGCATATATTTAGAAATTTCCGTATAAATAGAGGCTATTTGTGTAATCAACTCTCTCGTTGGAGCAATAACCAGAATTTGTGTTTTATTTTTGGATACATCTAAGTTATTTAATGTACCAATTACAAATGCTCCCGTTTTTCCTGTACCTGATTGTGCTTGAGCAATAATATTATCTCCTTTAGAAATTTTACTAATAGATTGCTCTTGTATGGGACTCGGTACCTCAAATCCTATGCTCATTATTCCCCTAAGTAATTCCTCTTTTATATCTCCTATATTGTCCCAAGAATTCATAAGATAAACTTATGATGTATTATTTATATTAATATAAACATTTATGTAATATTTATAGTATGCTTTACTTGTTAGCAGATATATATGCAATAAAACGGTCAATGTCTACTAATCATATATCGGCTGATGTAAAACATACAATTAATAATTTAAATAATATCATAGGTAATAGTAATTACAAGTTAACGCCTAATTTTAAGACGGTAATTAAAACAGTTAAAAAGCCGGATAATATCATGAATGAGTTACGTTTAAATATGAATAAATTGAGTGTAAAGAATTACCGTCGTCAATATGAAAAGATGCAGGTATCTTTAAGGGAATTAAATCGCGATGCTAAAGAGAGGGATGAATGTGCTACTTTGTTGTTTGAGTTAGCGAGTGCTAATTTATTTTTTTCGGAATTATATGCTGATTTATATAATAAATTATATACAGAGTTTGAGTTTTTGAGGGAACCGCTAACCAATTCATTAAAGACATTTATAGCGTCGTATAAAAACATAGAAAATATGTCGGATGCTAAAAATTATGATACGTTTTGTGACATAATTAAAAATAATACAAAACGTATCGCTTTATTAACCTTTATTATTTATTTAATGAAATTTAATATCGTAGATGGCGATATGATTATGGAGCTGACATTATATTTAGTAGATAATATAGAGAGATTATTAGCAACAGACGAATCAGACCAGATAGAGCAGTTGTCTGAAAATTTGTCGGTAATAATTAAATTGACTGGATTACAGATATTATCGAGAGGGGATGGTAAATTAGTAAAAGCCCATATAGAAAAGCTGGCTGGTGCGAAGCCGTCCGATTTCGATGGCTTAACCTTTAAAACCATTTTTAAATATATGGATATGAAAGATATAATAAAAAAAGGATAAAAAAAAAATATTATAAATTAGTATGGTGCTATCTAAATTAAATCCTGAAGTAGACTATGAAGAGAATTCAACATTAAATAAATCGGATGAGAATATCACTTCTCAAGCGTGGTATTATAATTTATATAACAATAATATTATCATAGCTTTGGGGAAAGAGTGGATACAAGATAATGATCTCGTTACCCTGCCTATTTATTTGATAAGTAAAGAGGATGATAAAGTAATAAAACAAATAGGATTGTTTGAAATGACTCACGAGACGTATTATGCAAATTTAGAAACTGATGACGATGGAGACAAAATCTTAAATATTAATAAATTAGATGAACCATTAATATATAATAGAGAGACTTTCATGTCCTCTCTGGCTGTAGCCTCTCCTGTAGCCTCTCCTGTAGCCTCTCCTGTAGCCTCTCCTGTAGCCTCTCCTGTAGCCTCTCCTCTCCCAGAGCAAACTGAAGAAATGAGTAAATCCGAATATACTAATAAACCTTCAGGCGCATGGGTTAATGAGTATTTAAAAACTTCACAGTTTAAAATAACAGATGTTCCAGGAGATGGTAATTGTTTCTTTTATGTGGTAAGGGACGCAATGAAAACGGTTGGTAAGAATTATACGCTAGACGAATTACGTCTAATGCTTTTAGAGTATCCTAATTTAGAGAAAGTTTATAATGAACAAATGGAACCCATTGAGGCAGTTTTAAAGGAATTAGCGATAAATAAAGAGAAATACACCGAATGTACTGAAAAGTTAAGAAGTATGTCGGTAAAAACAAAGGCCGCTAAGGAAAAATATAAGAAAGAGTGTCAAGCTATACAAGACGAGGTTAATACTTCAAAAGATCTCTTGATAGAACTAGATGCGGAGAATGTTAAAGATCTAGATACTTTTGAAAAATATAAGCAGTATGTGTTAACTAGTAAGTGTTGGGCATCATCATGGTCTATAGCGCAAATAGAACAAAACTTAAACATTAAAGTAATTATATTTAGCAATGAGAAATATAAAGAATATAAACATCTAGAGGGTAAAAATACAGGCGATGAACCCGTTATACTGTGTACTCAATCGGAAGTAACAAATCCTGATTTTTATATTTTAGCGAATTATGTGGATAACAATCATTATCAACTGCTTTATTTCAAAAATACGTTGGCCTTTAAGTTTAATCAGTTGCCATATATATTAAGAAGTAAACTGGTAGAGAGATGTATGAGTGGAGATGAATCCGCTGGGTGGAATAAGATTAAGGAGTTAAAAGAATTTAAACTAGAAATACAACATAAAACGTCTAACCCGGTAGATAAGGCGAAATCTAAAACATCCACTAAGAAGTCCCATCATAGTCAAACAAAGAAAAAGTCTCCAAGCCCGTCTCCCGCGAAAAAAAAACAAACAAAGAAACAGAAAGATAAGGATAATGTGTGTCACAAATTATCAGAGGAAGAGTGTAAAATACTGACGGAGAGTTGTGTTTATAAAAAAGGTCAAAAAAGACAATACTGTGCTAAAATAAAAGCAAAAAAATAAAGACATATAATATGAAACCATCCCCTAAATTAAGGCGCCTTGTAAATAAATTCACTAGAGAGATTAAAAAATCACATAAGAAAACTGTAACCCATATAAAACATAACTCCATAACAAGCCAAAAGATCCATTTACTATCTCAGCTAGATTTAACCGACATAAAAAATAATCCTTTTCTGGATGTAACTATTCAACAACATATTATTAATAATAGCAACTATAGCAAACAATTAGTAATAGAGAAGGTAAACATCACCATCGTGGATGAACATCCTATATCAGATAGATATTTTCATTATATATCTGTCTGGTTACATTTTATACTACCGTATGCTGATAAGTCATGTGTAAAACCCCTACATATTAATCTATTTCTAACCCCCTTTAAGAAATTGCTGCCTGCAAAAGGTCAAATCATAGGCCCCTATAATGTGAATAGCGGTTCTACTCGTGTATGTACGGCGAATTCATCATCTATTCTTATTTGGCGCAAAGAAGAATGGTTTAAAGTGTTAATACATGAATCGTTCCATTATTTCCAACTGGATAAATATCAGTCCTCTCCTGGCGCACCCGAAATGAAAAAACTATTTCATATCGAATCCGATTTTTTAATGGGCGAAGTATATAGCGAAACATGGGCTACCATTTTACATTCGATATTTTATGCGTTCTATCATAAAGTAAATATCTGGAATATTTTACAACTAGAGAGAATGCACTCCATAAAACAAACCGTCCATATTCTACAACATATGGACCTTACCTACCATGATATTATCTCTCGAACTACTAATAAATATAAAGAACAAACAAACGTATTTTGCTACTATATTGCCAAAATGATTTGTATCCATCAACTCAATCCATTCATTCAATGGTGTCCTACACTCTCCTGTAATAAACCCGTCCATTTATTTATTAAAAAGTATTTCAATAATCCTACCTTATTAAATGAATTACGTAAAGTAAAACAAGTACCCTTTTCCCTAAAAATGTGCCATTCAAGTCTAGGTATTTAATTTTTTATATATTATAATATTTTTTATATATTATAATATTTTTTATATATTAATCGTTATTTTTAAAAAATCGCAGTCACTTCTTGACCCGCCTTCAGAAAATGAGGACTCATGAACTTCTGAAGATTGAAATAGGTGAGCTCATCTGACTTCTGTACCTTGAGAAGCGTCTGAAGCGCCTTGTCAGCATTGATAATTCGTCCATTCTTAGCATCTTGCAGATTATGTTCGCGAATATATTTATTAATCTCACGGGTTACCTCAGTGCGAGCAATCTCACTCTTATGAGGCACCTTCAAAAAATCAGCCAACTCCATACTAATAAGCGTAGGCTTCACAAAACCACTTGGCTTTCTATTACTCTTTTGCTTTTTTTTTTTATTCAGCTTTTGGGCTGCTTTGAGCTCCTTGGTCATTGCCTTTTCTAATGCCCTAAAAGATGCCTTCAGAGCACTTAATTGGCTACTAACATTTTGAAGATCTCCTAGAAATTTACTACAGTCACTCTCTAAACTCGATACCGGTTCAACTACCACATTTTCTACCTTTGTCTCAGGAACAACCGGATCAGGAGCAGGAGCAGGAACAGGAGCAGGAGCAGGAGCAGATGCCTTCGGGGGTTTTTTCGCTTTTGAAGATGCCTTAGAAACAGTCTTAGGAGGGTTTGTCTTTGAGTTCGCCATTACTTAATAATAGTATTATTATTTAAGTCTTTTTACGCAACATATTTAATTTAAAGATTGAGGAATTACTGATTGGTATAGCCATGGTAAACTTTCGGCGGCGTCCGAAGATACTAGAGTTAGTGCTTGCAGTACATAGCACGCTCCTAAATATTTATGTTCATCGCTTGCATCCGGGTGGATAAATTTTTCTACGATAGATATTACAAATCCTTTAATATTATCCGTTTGGATATAAAGCATATTATTACTCCTAAAAGGCATACCATTTGGAGGACATATTAAGCGTTTTGTTTCGGTAGATATTTCGGCGCGATAATTCCAAATATCATGCAGTTCTTTAATAAACTTTATTAATTTAGTGGAGGATAATTCATACACCCATTGAGGATTGGTGTAAAATCCTAGTTCTTCTATGGTTTGAAATACCGATAAAATACGAAATTCAAGCGTTTTTTCATTAGAGACAACCATGTCTATATTTAATTCCATTGGTATCTGCAAAAATTTAGAATACAACATTAATTTATTAAATCTCTCTATTGTGCGAATCTCAAACGGTTCTCTATTATATGGGTTCAGCATATTACCCTTCTTTATTAAATGATAAAACGAAACCATATCAAAAGCATAATTATATTTTTTCTCAGTTATCACAAATAAATTACTATTCGATATTTCTGCTATATTTTGTAAACTAAAAAAATCCGTCTCATTCGTATATTCCTCCTTAATATTATGTAATTGCTTCCATACTCTATATACATGTAATCTCCAAATCTTATATACCTTTACTGCTAAATCCCTATGAGCTTTAAACCTGGCCACTCGTTCTACCAATATTGCCTTATTTCCACCTAACTTTAATTTATACAGTCTACAATATGCTTTTAATTCCTTAATAGTAGTTTTCATATATATATATATATGCTATCATTCTTTTATCGTAATTTCCTATATCAATTTACAAAAATGACATGTATTTTTTCAAAAAATTGATTTAAAGATTACCTACATAATATAGGTAATATGTCCTCCTCCCTAATCATTACCGGTTCCGAATTTGATGCTTCCGCGAATGTTGAATACAATAAGCCTCGCATTAATAAATCGGGTGGCAAAAATATTGCTTTAAGAAACCGTGAAACAAAAAAGCAACTATATTTGTCTACACCGCTTCTGATGACGTGGGGAGTAAATGAGAATGATTTTAATAAAACGGGGAATTACACGTATGATATGGCGTTGCAGTTTCCTAGAGAGACAGATGCGCAGTACTCGGACGCCACTGCTAGCTTTTTGAATAGTCTTGTAGAGTTGGAAGCGAAAATTAAGGCTGATGCGGCGGTTAATTCAAAGGAATGGTTTAATAAGGCCTCTATGAGTGCGGAGGTCCTTGATGCTCTTTGGAGCCCTATGTTGAGATATCCTAAGGGAGAGGATGGTGAGCCTGACCGTACACGCAGTCCGTCTTTGAATGTAAAGTTGCCTTGCTGGGATAGTGAATTTAAGTTTGAGTTGTATGATTTGGAGGAAAATGCAATCTTTCCCCCGGAAGGAGGAAGTGGTTCTGCGGAAGTGCTAAAGAAGCTAATTACAAAGACACAGAATGTAGCTCTAGTAATTGAGTGTGGTGGTATTTGGTTTGCGAATGGTAAGTTTGGAGTAACCTGGAGGCTTACTCAAGGAGTAGTAAAGCCGCTGGTAACTCTAAAGGGTAAGTGTCATATTAAGTTGGATGGTGCTACTAAGAAAAAGTTGCAGGAGCAGAAAGTTCCAGTACAGGAAGAAGAAAGTACGACACTGGCAGATGATTCTGATGATGATGAGGTAGAGTTGGAACAGGAACAGGAAGTAGCTGTAGAAGAGTCGGCAGAAGTAGAAGTAGAAGCGCCGCCTCCACCTGCACCTAAAAAGGTAGTTCGCAGAAAGAAGAAGGCTTAGGCTAACTAATTAAACATAAAATAAAAAATAAATATATTATATATTTTTTATTTCTAATATATATGGAAAGAAAAAAATCACCACCAACAAGCAAGACTCCTACAGGAACAATTCCTACGGCAGTTGGAAATTGTTCTGATTTATGTCAAACATGTGGTTGCCAACGATTTAAACCCCATCCAGTTGCGGAGTGGGTAAATTCCGATACTTTAGGTCCTTTAGCATCTATGGCATTAAATGCTACAGCCGTACCAGCGAGAAATAGAACCTCTACTAGTACAACCCCCACCGCATCTCCAGTAGAGTGTGAGGACTTGTGTCATGAATGTGAATGTTATAAACATATGCCATCTGCGCCACCGATGGCTCAAGGCATAAGAAAAAAACGTCGCCGATCAAAAAAACGTCACCGATCAACAAAACGTCGCAGATCAACAAAACGTCGCAAATCAAAAAAACGTCGCAAATCAAAAAAACGTAAATCATAAAACTATATAGCAAAAGTAACTTTTACAATATATTTATTACTAGTAGCATCCAATTTTAATAACTTCAATAAAATTTAATTACTTCGATAAAATTTAATTACTCCTCCGCGCTCGTTTTTACACAATATTATATATCTATCCTATTATGAAATACTTGGGTGGAAAACAAAGATTAGGAAAACATCTTGCGGTTATATTGAAACAATATATAGACAAAAGTGTTACAAAGTATGATATTAAAACCTATATGGAACCGTTTTGTGGTGCTTTGGGTGTATTACAAAATATGACAGATATTAGTCTTAATATTATTGCGAGTGATTATCATCCAGATTTAATAGAAATGTGGCAGGCAGTTAAAGCCGGCACGTTAAACCCACCGGATAGTGTAAGTGAAGAAACCTATTTACATTATAAATTAAATATCGAAAGTCCACACGCTTTAAAAGGGTTTTTTGGTTTTGGGTCTAGTTTTGGAGGAAGGTATTATGCATGTTATGCTCAAAAGTATGTTAAAAATAAGAAAGAGAATTTTTGTTTAGAAGCGAAACATTCGGTTGAGAGAAAGAGACCTTTAATACAGAATGTATCCTTTAAGTGTAAAGATTATACCAAGTTAACCCCAAATAACCAATTTATCTATTGTGATCCTCCATATCGTAATACAAAACATCCCATAAAATACCGAAGAGACGTAAAGCATTATGATGTTTTTGATAGCGACGCCTTTTGGGTAATAATGCGAGAGTGGAGTAAGACAAATGTTGTCATTATATCTGAACTGACTGCACCCGATGATTTTATAGAGATTTGGCATAAAGAAAAAACAAGAACTGCTTGTCAATCCACCAAAACCCGGTTTAAAAATGCGTTACCTAGCGAAGCGCCTGCGGTTACTGAAAAGTTATTTATACATGAACGGCATGCGGATTTATGATATCTTTACTATTTTATGATCTACTATTTCCCATTCCTTTTTCTTCAAGGTAGAAAGCCACATACAGTGTTTCGTGTGACTGCTTACTGAACCCTTTTTAATAGCCATGCCACATAGACATTCAACTAGCAAATGATTTTGATAGTTGGTTTTTATATGAAATATATCGCCACAGGAGGTGCAAGGATATTTACCCGGGAAATGCTTTACACAATGCTGTTGGGCACTATTCATCTTAGCGTGCTTGTAAGGACACATGTTACATTTATACACTTGATTTCTCTCATCATATGAATATCCAAACTCACTACCAGCACTAATGAGTGGACGATTGGATTCTTCATGCTGCTCAAACGTTTTTATGGATCTTCTTTTTACACATTTAATAGTTGTGATGATTGGTTTCGCAACCGAGGGTGCTAACTCTACTCGGATAGGAACTACTTCTACTACTATTGGGGGTTTATTTTCTACTAGTACATTAAATCCAACGACACATTCTTGGCATTCTAGATCTATCTTGTCGGATAATGCTTGGAGTGCTGCATCGCGTTCTTTGTCCATCCTATCCGATAAGACTTTAATAGCTGCGTCGCGTTCTTGATCCATATGATCCGATAGTGCTTGCATATCAATCTCTCTTTTTGTCATTACCTTTTCTAAGGCCGAAATCAGTTTGCTGGTGGGCATGGTGGGATACAATTTTCTTTTCAATATTGTATCTGGGGGTAACGTTTCAAAAAACTGAAAAAGCATTTCAATTTTTTAGAAGTCAAAAAATTGAAATGCTTTCGGCATAGTAAGAGGAGATAACATGGCCTACTTCGTAATCTATTCAAACTTAGGATTCTACGCTAATAACTTAGGATTCTACGCTAATCTGCGTCAGCTGACCTCTCATTCATCTCTTGAACGTGATTACACGCGTCCCAAGCGACGAGGAGTACAGTTGCATAATTTAACTGCGTCAGAGTCACCTTCTCCGCCTATGGAACCGATTGGAGTGTATTTGCCTAAGCATATTGTGGACCTGATATTATCTTATGGAGATCCAGTAATTACTAATAGATTCCAATGCGTTCATTATCAACTCAAGTATCATAAAAAGGAGTTCGATGTATTACGTCATACGCCCCTTAATACATATTATGGGTGTAAATCTTATGACTTACCCTATTTTATACTAACCAGATCAAATGATAAAAATCAATTAAATGGCGACCCCGCCCCAACCATGCCGACGACATGTGCTCTATATTATCCTAGGCGATGGATTAATACTTATATTAGCCCACCATACGATAGCGACGATAGTGATGAAGAAGTACCAAATTTAATATAATATTAATAAAATAATATATTATAAAGTTAAGTAGTTTTTTCTTTTCAAAAAATTGAAATGCTTTTGACTGTATAAGGGAAGGTACCCCCCAGTATCCGAATAAACGAATACAAACTATTAGAAATGATGGACTATTATAGCGGTTTCTCTGGCCCTTCTAAAAGTGTCGCATTGGAACAAGTAAAAAGTCAATACAAAGCATCGTTGTTAGAAGCTTTTATAGAAGCTGGTAAAGAAGAAGATTTAGAAAGTTTATTAGAGGAAAGTATAACAGAAGGCGTGAATGAGATTTATGGGGATAGCGACGAGTGTCCTGGAAGCGCGACGGGATGGGCTATTTTTGTGAAATCAGATATTTTAAAGGCGATAAGAAGAATTCTAGGCGAAAAAATTAACAAGCAAAAAGAAAGTTGTAGTAATTGAAAAATGAGATGAGGCGGAGGTATGTTCCGGTATCAAAGGAGTAATATGAAGTTCCAAATATAATATTAATAAGATAAAATAAATATGAATTGGTTTGGTGGTATTTTTTCTCCCACAATAAAAAATATCCCGTTGTTGAGATATTTTTTATTTTTTTGATTTCTTTTTACCATGAAATGGATTTGACGCATTGTGGGTGGTATGACCCAGTCCTATTTGGACCACTAACTACTTCCAGAGTAACCTTATGAATCTGACTCACCATTTCATATATAAAACCACCCGGTAGAATCTTCATTAGGTCTTCCTCCTTGATGGGGATTTCACCTTCTATTTTCTGCCCCCGAATAAGAGTACTTCCTGTGTCGGATCCCTCCTGCTGCTCACCAATGAGTTCCATTATTTCGTCGAATAGAATGTCTGGTTCTTCTCCTGAAACCGCCTTGGCAGAAAGTTGATGAAGTGTAACGCCATGCGGCTGGGTTAAGATGGTTTCCACCCGGGGGGTGCAAAATACTTCTTTTCCACTAGTCGTAGGAAGCTCGTGCTGCTTATGAGGAGATAGATACTGAAGGTATACCACAACCGTCCTTTGCGATTTTAGGGCGGAGAAATTATCAGGAATCCACGCTCGTATCTGTTTGCCGGTGCTAAGCACACCACAACTTTCACCAGGGTTTTCCAACACTGTGCGTGTTTCCTCCGCAACTTTCAACCGATTTTCGTGCCCCTTCTTCTTAAAGGAAGGCTTGCTGAGATTACTTATCCTAAGATTTCTGTCCGTTACAATGTGAGCCTTGAGCCATTCTAGGTGTTTCTCTTCATTATTTGATACAAACTCGCTAGACGTAACATGGTCTCTGATAAGGTGCCTTAAATCCGTCTGACTATTCCCTTCCAACTCAGAAAGATCCAGAATTATCTTATCGGGGATAGTGCGCCTATGAAGACGGGTACCGGTTTTTTTGACATTCATGGCATTACGGGCGATTCCGTCGGCGATATACTCATCAATGTATTGTTTGGCTGACCTCGGAAGATAAATCTTCTGTTCGTTGCTAGAACCGGAGGCAGTGTAACCACAAAGTCGTCCAAGCAGACTTTGCAAGATAGTGTCCGATTTGCTATTAGGAGATGTCTCCAGTGCCCACGCGATATGGTCCTTCTTCATTCGCTTGCCCATACGACAACGACCTTTTAGTAGGATAACGCGATTAGAGCCTTGACCAAGCCAATCATTTATCTCCTCTTTCACATCACCATCAAACATCTGCACATCTACACCGCCCCTCTCACAAACCGCCCGCACCCATTTCTCTGTGGTTAGAGTAACTCTACATACACCAATATTTCGCTCCGGAGTCAGCAACCCGAGTGCCTCCTGGAGGATCCTTTCACGCTGTCCGGGTTGGTAATATATCAATTGTTCTTTCTCCACCCGGCTTTCTACCGAATGATAACCCTGTCCTGGGTCTAGAACAACGGTCTTCTTACTTTGGACTAGACGATCATTGTCGATTAGTTCCGAGAAACCGGTTGCTGAAACCGAAAGTACTAGATCTCCGTGTCTATTACTGCCTCCGGTTGGGTCTATTCCGTGTGTCTTGAAAAGCACCTCGGGTCGCTGCGCTTTTGTCTGTGCATAGTGAGATTCGTCCCATATCCACAAAATCTTACCTTCGGGACGTTGAAATTTTTTGAAATCCTGTCCGAAAATCACGTGGATGTTTTTTCGGGCTTCGCGTCTGTGAGCACCTGAACTGTGCGTGTTGTCTTCCATCCATATCCAGAAATCACTATCACCATTCGTGCACTGATCCACCATGTCAGTTCTGAGAGTAGTTTCCGACGAACCACACATCACTACGACATGATCAACCTCCTTCTTCATCAACATCTCAGCAGCAACCCACAGAAAGGTATCCGTTTTACCGGATTGCATCTGAGCCTGAAGAATACACCAGTTCACATGCTCAGAACTCCGGAAACCAAATACTATCTCCTCTGCTGCTGCGATCTGATTGGGGAAAACCATATTGACTTGTTTGAAACTTTCTTTTTGTAGGTTATATCGTTTATGCTTTAATGTAACCTACGGGTAAACTTTCTTTACTAACCCAAAAGCATTTCAATTTTTTGTAAGGGGTTTCCAGTATCCCCTTTACGTCGTTCCTTTAATTTTAATCTTTGAATATATATATGTATAAGATAGCAATACCCTCCTATAAACGAGAAAAAATATTACTCCAAAAAACGTTACCTACATTATTAAATAGTAAAATAAAACCAAAATATATATATATATTCGTTGCTAATTCTCAAGAGAAACGTAGTTACGAAGAAACGATTCCGAGAGAAATGTATAACAAAATAATCATTGGCAAAAAAGGTATAGCTAATCAACGGAATTTTATCCGAAATTATTTTAATACGGGAGACTATATCGTATCTATGGATGATGATATAGAAGGAGTCATGAAATTTATTAATGAAAAACGTCTAAGTAAAATTAATAATTTAGATGGCTTTTTTAAAAAAGCATACAAACTTATTAATAAAAAGAACATCTTTATCTGGGGAATTTATCCCGTGTCTAATCCATTCTTTATGAAAAATGGACCAGCAATATCTACCGATTTGAAATTTCTAATCGGTGGATTGCATGGATATATAGTAAGAAAGGATAAATCATTAAATCCTAGCCCTAAGTCAGAAGGAAAAGAAGATTATGAACAAAGCATACTATACTATATTAAAGATAGTAAAATCTTACGATTCAATAGAATAACAATAAAAACTAAATTTTTAGCCCCAGGTGGATTAGATAATATAACCAAACGATTTGAGATTAATAGACTTGCTGCTAAGTATTTAAAGAAACAATATCCACAGTTTGTTACTATTTTTCATAGAAAAAATGGCATGACAGAAATCAAAATTAAAGATAAGGACCATTCTACTACCAAGAAAAACAAAAACATTAAAAATAATAAAACGCGTAAAAACTAACGTTTTCTAGTTTTTTTATTATCTAATATACGTTTAATTGTTTTTAGATGCCGGTTTTTAAAGTTTCTTGGCTTATCTTTTGTCTTTCTCCAAATTTCGGTTCTTAAATAACATACCACTGACATTCTAATAGAATTTGGAGATTTAAATTTAGTAGGCAAATTACCGTGCCATTCGTGAACATCCATAAATAAAATATCACCTTCTCTGACATTTACGCCTATACCATATTGCGGTAAGCACGTTTCCCCTCCCGAATAGTCACCTTTTTGTATAACTGTTAAATTACCAAATCCTTCTCCATCGTCTCCTTTATCTTTATGAATAGATGTTTTAAAATTGATATTTACAGTTATCGTTGTAAACGCTGTCTTTGCAATTTTAAATTCAGTTTGGTTTGCTTTTTTTATTTGTTTTTTATAAAATTCTGGAAGTAACTGTTTATACCAGGTATTTATTTCTTTAATTAATTTTTCAGCGCTTCTCATCTTTTCGGGATATTCACTAGAGAATCGGGTTTCTCTTACTGATAATGGAGTTTTAATACCTTGCTGTTTAAAATACATTTTATGATTGGGTGCCCATTTATCAAAATAACCTAGGATTGCTGATTTAATAGGAACATTATGTTTTAGACATTTTTTCTTACTGCCTTGACTGCTTCCACGGTTCCTTGATACATTTGAACTGGTAAAATTATACGTAGCATTGTAAAATTGTTCTGTATTTTGTTTATTTAATTTATTTTTACGAAATTTTAATAATAATCGTCCATCGGTTGTATAAATATCAATATTTTCATTGATTATCGTATGAATTTGTGAGGGACGCACAAATGTATTTCCTAATTTATCCATTCTTACATCAGATATAATCTTCTCAACGACTAATCTTTTCATAATATATTATATATATTATAAATTATGCATTACGCAATGTCAGTTAGGTAGTTTTTTCTTTTCTAAAAATTGAAACGCTTTAGGAAGTATAAAAGAACCACTCAATCATGTCTTCTACTATTAAGCAAATTATTGAAAGCGTCTACTCCAATATGGCTACCGCAATAGAAGAACATCAATCTCTAGTCCAAGCAGAGATTATTCGCGTATTGGCAGAGAAGTACAAGACCGATGCCGATGAGGCAAAGGATATGGTCTTAAAATCCCACGAAGTGTCTAACTTACCCCCTCCTATAATATATCAAAAAAACCCTATTACCTATGGCGATATTAGCGCCTTTACATCGTCCACAAAATCGTTAAACGATAAAAATAACACACTTAGAGAACGGATAACTGGTGCTATTATTAATAAACAAATACCAGAGAATTATTATACCAGTTCAGATAAATGGATGGCTTTGAAACTAGAAATAAATAACTACATTGCTTTGATAGCTGGTCCTATAGCGTCGTGTGACACAGTCAGATGTGAACACAAAGGTGGTAGACAATTCCATTATGATTTTGGTCTTATTATTAATGATACTACGGATCTCCATATAGAGTTAAAATTTAATACTACTCAAGTGGGGGACGCACCGCAGTTCGTTTCACCAATGTATCCGAGTCAGTATACAACCACATCATTCGAATCGTTATATTTTGAGAATTATCTACCTTTAATAGCCGCGCATGGCAACTTAGAACTCCCTAACAGGGAAATCTACATGAAGGAAATACATAATAATAAACCCGCGTGTATGAAAGCATATCAAGAGAAATATTATAAAGGGTGCCAAGGAAGCAGTAAATTTACTAACGACGAAGCCGATATAGTATTCTATCAATACTGTAAGGAGCAGTCTAAATCCTGTATAGCTGAGTTTATCTCCAGCACAGAGTTAGATATTGAAATGCTGTCAGCCTATTTAAAATCCACACAAAAAAATAAAATTTATATGCTATACAAAGATGGCAAGTTTCATGTTGAATATGTAAATATGGATAACTATGAGTTGATATCCTATGAATCACAGCCCAGCAAATCGAGGTTCGTAGCAACCTCTAAAACAGGTAACAAAATAATAATTTTGTTACGATGGAAAAATGGAAATGGTATAGCTTATCCCGCTTTTCAAATATCATAAATAGGAAGTATATATTTAAGTTCTGTAGTATTTATTGCGTTATTACCAAAGTATAATTTAATAAATCGTTTGGTTCTTGGATCATTTAAAGAAGTAATTATTTTTTCATATAATATACTTAATGCGACATCGGTTATCACGCCCGAATAATTAATACATATCAAATGATTTTCTATCAGATATTCAAACCCTCCTTTAATTAAACAATATTGAAAATTATAAACTCCCTTACCATATCCTCTATTTATTACTAATAATGGCTTAGTTACACCCGGTTTATTAATATAGTTTTTTTTATCTATATTAGTATATTTTTTGACTACTAACTCATTATTTAATACATCAGAACTATATATTAATCTGGTTTTTGTGGTATCATCTGTTAATATTGATTTACATTGATTCCAAACTACCGTACCGACATTAACATCAAATTGTAAGTTAGATAAATTATTAGATTTATCATATAATAATTTTAACTCTATTATATTTGTTTCTGTCCCAAAGATAACATACCCATTACGTCTTAAAATATAGCCATCATTATCCGGTGTATTCATGGTTTTTTGAATTATAAGAAGAATGGTTGGTTGCTTTGTTTCTATATAGTCATCATTACATTCTACTATATGGAGGATATTACAATACTTATTAATATATTTTCTGGTTTTGTCATAATACAAACAATTCAAGAAATTATTAGGTAATATAAAACTCAAAATTCCGTTCTCTTCTAATAAAGTTATCGATTTTATAATAAATAGTACAAATATATTAGGACGTCCATCAAAATATTCATAATACATATTATCTACATCGGCTTTTTTCATCACAAAATATGGTGGATTACCTATTATTAATCCATATTTTGCCGAAGGACTATACGTTAAATAATCTTGGCATATGATAGAAACATTCTGTTTAGAGAAATGTTTTATACCATCATAAATAATATCATTTAACTCTATCCCTATTATTTTTAAATTATCAAAACGGGTATTCAACGCATGTATATACTCACACGAACCACAAGATGGCTCTAGAACATTGGTACCTGTTTTTATATATGGGTCCAGTAATTTTAAGTTTAACTGAATAGTAGACGGTGGTGTGAAATAAATTCCATTATTTTTCTTATCTACCTTACTTATTTTTTTAGTTAATAGATGTGAAAGGGTGCTATAATCTGAAGTCATTTATATTAATTCATTCATTTCTCTATATTATAATCATCAATTTTTTGGAAAATTCCTTACTTCTTTTCAAAA